ATTTATCCGAGACAACCGTTTTTACCTTGGATATTTCGCGTTTCAATGTAATGATATTATCAAAATCGTTACGGAGTTTTTCAATTTGAAACGCATGAATATGAGACATTACTTATATTTGTATATTTTGTAACTATAAGATATGACTATATTTTATGGAATACAACAAAGTTGAAAAAATTCTCGTTGCATATCTTCATATTCTTTTGCTAAAGAATTCCTGTCATCGTATAAAGTAACTGGACTAGAACAACGACTTCCGTGGGGTATGTGTTTTTTAAATTCCCAACATTGTTGGTTTTCAATATCATAGATAAAATTCATTGAGCCACGCTTTTGTATGTTTTCATAGAAATAGGTAGATAATGGATTATCATAAAACTCCATTACAATAAATGCGTAATAATATGGGTCATTTGTGTTTTTATTAATATGCATTTCTAGATTTAAAATGTTTCCAATTTTACCTTGTTGAAGAATACTTGTCATTTTTTTCTGGGTGAGTACGGTTTTAATTCGTGGTACAAAAATGCTTGCAATATTAGGCATGAACAAACGATATACTAAATTTAATATAATAGTTTGAAAATCAATTTTCTTAAAAAATTGAATTCAACGACATAGATAGGAGTAACAAATATACTACCCCGCAGAACAATGGAGACAATTAATAGTACAGTTCTTGAATTTCACACCAACAATGAAACACTCCCATTTCCAATGGCGTTTGAGAATGAAAAGTTTGGTATTTTCACTGTGAAGATGGAAAAGACTGATATATCTACCATTCCGCTGTTTATTTTGTTTACTATTGATAAGACAGGTTCAATGTGTGAGTGGAATGGTGATAACCGTTCGTCAAAAATGGACTATGTAAAGCAGACTTTCCGAAATATGATTAGTTATTTGGCAAAACAAGACCTAGAAATTTATATTTGCGTACAATCATTCAATTGTGAAGTTTCGGTTGATGTTGAAAAGGAACGTGTTTCGCGTGACAATATGGAATGTCTAATTCAAAAGATTGACGCATTGTTTCCGGAAGGTTCTACAAATATAGAACTCGCTCTTACAAAGGCCACCGAAACATTACAGTATTATGGGAAAGCATTTCCCGAACACCAAATAGCTCATATCTTTATGACAGATGGTGAACCAACACTTGGTAAATGCAGCAAGTCTGAACTTGCCGAACTTGTAGATGATAGATTTGCCAATATCTTTGTAGGATTTGGAATAGATCATAATTCATCACTATTAAAGACGCTAAGTGATAAGAAGAATGGTGAGTATCAGTTTGTTGATAATATGGAAAACACTTCCTTAGTATATGGTGAGACAATTCATCGTTTCCTTTATCCTGCTCTTAGCCAGGTACATATTCGCGTAAATAATGGTCTTATTTATGACTGGCAAACTAATACGTGGACTGAACAAATATACGAACCCGTTCTTGTTAGTGAAGTGGAAAAGACATATCAAATTAAGTCGTCAACAAACAATCTGATGACAGTAGAAATTTGGAGTGACGATATGTGCGTTTGCAATGATTTTGCAATGCCAGAATTGGTAGACGAAAACGGCGAGACAATAGAACACGATTTATCAAAGTATTCATTCCGCCTCAAAGTGCAAGAACTTTTGTTTGGAGCAAGAAATTTAGATACCAGAAATTTGCAGGACAAAATGAAAATCGAATTCAAGAGGGTGTTTAAAAAGATGCGAGTATATATGAGAGAGAATGCATTAGTTGATGACCCATTTATGAAGTTACTTTGCGATGATATTAGCGTTACTTATCGGACAATGGGAACTAGGGCTGGTCACGCATATGCTAGTGCTAGACAAACATCTCAAGGAAGACAACAATCATATACGCCTGCTCAATGCGTAGATAATAACCAAGATATATTTAATTTGACTCGGTCAAATGCAATCGGGGCTTTTCCTCGTCAAAATTCGATTGCAGGTCCATCCCTTTTAGAAGACGAAAATTCTCAACAAGAATTCGAGAATATGCAAATGCATAGACTTGACGTGGTAAATGAAGATGGTGAAAACGGAGGAAATGTTGAAAATCCAATAGACGAAGACGATTTAGATAATTTCTTACCTTCAAATTCTAATGTATCTTGTTATGTAACACAAAGTGGGCTCCAAACGATGAGGAGCATGAGTCAAGGCGTCAACGATTGTAATATCTAAAAATAAAAAAAAAGAAAAAAGAAAAAATTAATAAAACAATAATAAAATTGAATCAAAGGGTATAAATAAACAAAATAGTATTATATATAAAAATGGAAACTACATTACCACCAAATTTTCGTTCTATGTTGATTGATTTTACAAATGATTTAACAACGACCTATCCTGAATTTTCTTATTTATGGTCAAAATGGGCGGACCCTGAAATTACAGACATAGAACTTAAAGTATTATTTGATTATTGCCTCAAGATATACCCCCAGCGATTTTTTGATATTTTATACCAAAACGATGCAATTTTTTCACCTGACGATGAGACAGATACTTATTTTTTACCAAATGTTAGTTTTCGACTTTTATTTAATTGTGAGGATGTTAGCGAGTCTACCAAAAAGACACTATGGAAATATTTGCAATTAGTCTTATTTACCATAGTTGGTGGTGTAAAAGATAAGTCGAGTTTTGGAGACACCATGAATTTATTTGAAGGAATAGATGAAAAGGATTTACAGGAAAAATTAGCGGATACGATGAGTGGCATTACTGATTTTTTTAAGAATTTAGAGAGACCGAACCAAGGTGAAACAGATGGTACAGACGTTGAAGACAATGAAGTGCCAAATTTGACTGAACTTCCCGACATGAAAAAAATGCAGGAGGAATTTAAAAACATGTTTGAGCAAACTGGAAATCCAAGCAGTAATCCATTGCCCGATTTATCCAATATACAATCTCACTTAAAAAGCCTTTTTGAAGGAAAAATCGGTTCTTTAGCGAAAGAAATGGCGGAGGAAATATCCGAGGAATTTAAAGATATTTTGGAAGGAGATACGTCAGGAATTAAAAATTCAGAAGATGTAATTAAAAAATTAATGAAAAACCCCAAAAAAATCATGGATTTAATGAAAACCGTTAGTTCTAAACTTGATAACAAGATGAAAAGTGGTGAAATATCAAAAGAGGAGCTCATGAAAGAAGCTGGCGATTTATTAGGCAAAATGAAGGATATGGGTGGGGGTGAGGATTTAAATCAAATGTTTAAGGAAATGGCAAAGAAAATGGGTGGATTGGGTAAGAATATGCGGTTAGATACAACGGCTATCGAACGTATGACTAAAATGAATACTACCAAAGAAAAGATGAAGTCACGATTTGAATCAAAGAAACAACTTCAGCAAGAAGAAATAGAGAAGCGAAAGGAAGAGATTCGTAAACGCGTAGAAGAACAACGTCAGCTTATGGCAAAGTATTCTTTAGAAAGTACGGATAGTCCGAATAATTTTGTATTTCGTTTAGAGGGCGAAGAAGCACAGGAAAAGTCATTTATTCATCCAGATTTGTTGAAAGAGGAAACGAAACCAGTGCCTTTGAAAAAGAAGAAGAATAAGAACAAGAAGTAGGAAAATAAAATAGTATCACTGTATTATATAAATGGGGCTTTTCAAATACATTAATTTTTATTTATTTTTTGCTAGTCTGGTATTTGGTCTTTTTGCTGTCTATATGACTATGCCCGATAACCGAACTATATTGGTATATCCTACACCTGAAAACGTGAGCTTATTACAATATAAAGACAAAACTGATACGTGTTTTTCGTTTAAACAGACCGAAGTCTCTTGTCCAAAAGACGAAAATGAGATTTCGAAAATACCATTACAGGGATGAAAAATAAAAATACTATGACCAGATATTGTCTGCTTATAATATAAAACAATGAATTTTAAAAGACTATTAAACACGGACTACGGAAAAAACTTAATCTCTATTTTATTAGGTCTTGGTTTAGCCACATTATTTAGAAAAGTATGTACAGATAAAAACTGTATTGTTTTTAACGGACCTGTCATTGGAGATATCGAAGGAAAGACCTATAAACATGGAGATAAGTGTTATAAATATTCGGTAAATGCGGATAAATGTGATTCTACTAAACGCGTTGTAGGAGTTATTGAACCCGAAACGAAAGAGAATGGTCTCAAATTTTAAAGAAATATAATAGAAATATTTTGTATATATCTATATTATATAATCATGTCGCCAATTAATGCGAGTATGTCCTTTGCGGGTAACGCCACCTCTTACTTAACCGTTCCTTACGATTCAGGATTAAATTTTGGCACGGGAGATTTTACGATTCAATGGTATCAATATCAAACTGACAATAATCGATTCCCGAGAGTATTTCAAATTGGTACTTATCCAAGTGCAACTGTTGGAGTATCTATCGAAGGTGGTACTTTTTATTATTGGATAGGTAATAGTCCTCGTGGTGTCGGAATAACCAATTTCAAAAATATTTGGACTCATTTTGCTATTTCTCGGGTTTCTGGAACTACACGTATCTTTATGAATGGAATGAAAATATCACAGCTTTCAGATACAAATAATTATACAACTTCATATGAATTGACAATTGCGAATGAATTAACAAAAACGAATGTTGCTGGATTTGGCGGATTAATTTATGGTTTTGATTTAGAAACCACGGTTGGATTATATACCAATAATTTCACTGTACCTTATACACTTCCCTCATTAACTGGAACAACAGTTTTATTATTGTCTGGAAACCGCTACCAAGGTTCATTAGGAAGCACGGTTGTTCCTACAAATGTTGCAACCGATGCCCGGGTTCCCGTCGGACCTAGTCCACCTTGTTTCTTAGAAGGTACCAAAATATTATGTTTGAATACGTCTGGTGTGGAAGAGTATATTCCAATCGAAAAGATTAGAAACGGGGTCCTTGTGAAAACCTCAAAACATGGTTATGTCGCAGTAAATATGATTGGAACAACATCTATTATTAATAATAGCAATACTAAGACGGAAAATAAATTATATAAATGCACCAAGAAAAATTACCCCGAATTAAAAGAAGATTTAGTAATTACCGGATTTCATTCTGTTTTAGTAGATTCACTTACTTCTGAACAACGCGATAAAACCACAAGACAGCTAGGTGATATTTATTTAACTGATGATAAATACCGTCTTATGGTTTATTTAGATCCTAAGGCAGAGCAATATAAAAAAGAGGGAAATTTTAATATCTGGCATTTAGCTTTAGATAATGCGGATTATTATATGAATTATGGTATTTATGCCAACGGGCTTTTGGTTGAAACTACCAGTAAACGCTATATGAAAGAATTATCCGGAATGAAATTGATGTAAACGAAAAAAAAATTCGTCAAACGATACAATCTTTAGTTGTTTACTATTGTATAGTTTATAAAATGGAAAATGCCATTACTAGAATCTCAGATTTGCCAATAGATAATAATATGCAAATGTCAAACACTTATTCACCAATTATACAGAATCAGGGTTCAAATATGATGCCGAATCAGGTTCCAAATATGATGCCGAATCAAGGTCCAAATATAGGTCAAGAACAGCCTCCAAATTATATGCCCATTAATATTCATCCAAATCCTTACGGAATTTCAGCTCAAAATCCAATTATGCCTCCCCCTCAACAGCCTAATGTTTCCCAAAAACAAATGATCTCTGAGGAGCAACAGATGCAACTGCAGGCGATGCAACGGCAGCGACTTCCGTCGCGTGATATTCCTCAAGATACTACTGGATATATTCAAGATGACCAAGTAAAGCCGAATTATATTCCCAAATCCAATGTTTCAAGCGATTATGTACGTGACCATGAAGATTTCACTGAGAAAAACCGTAAGGAATATGAAAATAAAAAAAAAGAGAGCAATCGGTTAGATAATTTCTTATCAGAATTTCAAACACCAATTTTTGTAGCTATTTTATTTTTCTTCTTTCAATTACCTATAATTAACCAAACTTTTTTTAAACCTATTTCTTTTTTGTCACTTCATAATTTAGATGGGAATTTTAATTTTTATGGGTTATTTTTAAAGAGTTTGCTATTTGGTTCAGCCTATTATAGTACATTTAAAATGATTCATTTTTTGGTTGAATTATAATAAGTGTTACCACATTATTGGTTAGTATAAAACGGTAGGTTACTGGAATTTAATTCTTTAAAAATAATAAGAATAAAACTAAATTGTATCAATTCATAAATGCTAATTGAATTTTATAATTATTTTTCCAAAGAAAAAGGGAGGGGTCGTAGGGTCAGAGCCCGCAAAGCGGGCTCCACCTTATGTCGGCGTAGCTGACATCTAGGGAACCGTAGGTTCTCTGCTATTATTGGTCTAGATTTTCAATAGTTACATCAAAAGGTTGTCCATCCTTATATATTTCTACCAATACACCAAAGTTTTTGACAAAAGTTTTTACCAAATGGTCATATCCAGCAGATTTCATTTCCGTTATTATGCTATTTATTTCATCTTGCGACAATCCTAGCTGTCCGCCCCAATTTTGAACCAGATTCATCAGGTAAAAGGCATTCCCCTCTGGTCCAGATAAATCGATACGATTCATCATAATGGTCCGCAATATATTATTATTAATATAGCTAATAATATATTTCAATTTTTTACTGGTATCTACTTGTATTTCTAGTTCTATTCTTTTTTTCTCGAAACATATCCATAAAGGTAACGCGTTTTTTCTTATGGGTTTTACGTTGTTTATGTCTTAAAATTGTTTTTTGAACATTTTGCAAATCTTGGATCAATGGTTTGTTTTGGTCCAAAGCAACTTCTTGATTACTCGCTTCTTTATCTATACTTGCCAATTCCTTTTTAATTTTGATAGATACTTCTTTCGCATATGGACTACGATGCTGTACTCTATCTGGAACATATTTTAAAAACCACATTTCGTATTCTTTACCGTCACGGTCATCCTTTAATTCTTTGTATTTTTCTGCTTTTTCGGCCCGCATGTCCTCCAATGTTGGTTGTTTTCCATAGCAATCAATACTAAATCTTTTCAAAATGCCACGTTGTTCTAATCTGTTTTTTTGTTGAATATCAAACAAAAACTTTGCCATACAACCAAGTCTATCTTTGTTGTAATAAGGCATATCCGCATACATGAAACTCAAATAAAATGTCATAATCGTATCAATCGATGCAATATTTATTTCCTGATTTCCTCGCACAATTTTATTATAATTATGACAGGCAATCGGCTTATAAATAAATGCAACCGATTCTTTCCCAACACATAATTCAATATGTTCGGGTATAATTTCTCCAATTGCTTCGTGGTTAACCGTACGAATGCCTTTGAACTTTTCCCGCTCTAAATGCTCTTTTATGATGAGAGCACATTTTTCTGGGTTCTCAATGACAACATCGAAATCGGGAACAGATTCCTGTTTTTCTCCACTTTCGTGTAAAGCATTCTTATAAAGCGTCATAGCATATGCCCCAAAAAAAATAGCTCCTTGATCAATAAGTGAATCGCGAATTAAAAAATGCAACCTTTCGTCCGTTGTATGTTCGCTAGAATGAAAATCAATTTTATCACAACGTTTTCCTAAATTCAAAGGATAATGTTCGTTTAATAAGTTAAGGCGTTTTAATACTTTTTCCCATCTAGATACATCACCGGCGGGTCTTGATAATTCTAAATACATCGCCATACGTAAATAATCTGGAGGAGCATAATGAACGCCAGCAATTAAAATAGATTCCTTAGAAATAGAATCATACAACTCTTTATGCATCATTGTAATATCAGCAATTGGAATAAAATTAACAAAAACTTTGAATGTTCCCATATGAACGCCAGCTTTTGCTTCAACATCTTTATATCCAGCAGCATAATAGATATCTGCTAGCTCCTTTGCATCGTTCAATGCATCTGATGAAAAAAAATCATAATCTGGTATCTCTAAATCGCGATTATAAAATTGGGCATATTTTGGTAAAATATTATTAATCGCCGTTCCTCCATAACAAACTAATTTTTTATGAATAATAAAATCTTCCACGATGACTAACATTTTTTTTATTTCAGGACTGTTAACTGCTGTTTCGCCTTTTAGTTTTTCTGTTTCTTCGATCGCGTGTCTCAAAATGGCCATTTCACATTCTTCAAAGGTCATTTTGTTATCACAATGTTCGTTATGAAATTTTGTCTTTTTTTCTGGATGTGTTTGAATGGCTACATTTTCTAGACGCTGTCGTTTAGTTTTATAACTTTCTCTTTTTTTTCTATGTAATGTATTGTGTTTCATCTATATACTCATATTATATAATATATCAAATGGTTACCCCCCATTTTGAAGTCGCATCATTTTTTGAAAATAAGCTAGACCTCTCGCGAGTGGAATAAGGCTTGCATTATTTTCATTAAAAAAGTTTTCATATTCTAGTAGACCTTCATCTCTTTGATAAAACTTGAAGGGAATAATTTCAATACCATAACTTGTTATGAATGTCATAATGGCAGGGTTGCTTGCGTTTTCTGGTAAAACGTTTGGTAAAACAAGATTCATATATTGAATATCTGTTCTTAAATTATCATTCATAATCTTGATTGGAACATTATTCTGTGCTAAAATATCTGTATATCGATTCAAGTTCATGTCTTCTGACCCACTTTCCATATTTATATATTTTGTTAAATCATAACAGGTTTGTTTTGCATCTGTACATGCACAATATGACCGATAATCACGATCAATTGTTTTATCTACCAATAAAACTACGGTCCCCAATAATTTTGACATGAGTGTATTCTTGGTTACTTTTCGACTTCCGTTACTATTTTTATAAAGTTTCGGTTTAAGGGTAAAATCAACTGATGCTGCAACTGCCTTATAAATGTCTGTATTATTAGATCTTATTCGTAAATTTATGAAAAGGGGATCGTCATAGGTAGGTGACGTTTGTGAAAAGGCACCTGCAACTAAAGTAGAAAGGACATTATCTAATAATAAGGTGTTTTTACTATCCATTGTAATAAATTTTCCATCTGTACTATACCCTACTTGAGGAGAATATTCACCCGTCTTTGGGTCTTTTACATAATAAACCTCCAAATCAAAAAATCTGACACCACGACTTAAAAGGTAGGTCAACATATCATAATTCATAAAAGTGCCAGTATATGCTGAATTATAAGAAGCCTTGATGCAATATTCTTTTAATGGCAAATCCGCATATTGAGGTTGAATAGATTGCATATTCAACTTTATTTTTTTATCTATTAATTTATTTAGTTCCGCTTTGGCAGGGTCAGTATATACTCCTAAGTCAAATGGTTCTATTGTTTGACTTGTACGGGTTTCCATGCCTCTTAAAATAATGCCGCGTTTTACTATAAGACGCCAAATGATGTAACTAAAGATGATAATTACAATAGCAATAAGTATTCTTTTTATAAAGTTCATAATCTATATAATGTATAGATAAACAAATATAATAAACATATATATATATTTTGTTATTATATAAAAAAATAAAGAATGGCTGGTGGTTTATTAAATATTACATCAGTTGGCGTAAATAATATTTTCTTGACTGGAAATCCGAGCAAGACATTTTTTAAGGTCACTTATTCCAAATACAGTAATTTTGGACTCCAAAAGTTCCGTATCGATTATGATGGTTTAAGAGACCTTCGATTAACCGAGCCATCTACGTATACGTTCAAAATTAAAAGATATGCCGAATTATTAATGGATACGTATTTGGTCGTAACATTACCAGATGTTTGGAGCCCAATTTATCCTCCCGTAAAAGAAAATAATGAACAATGGGCTCCTTATGCATTTCGCTGGATAAAGGATTTGGGAACTCATATGATAAAAGAAGTAACAATTACGTGTGGTGCTATGACTTTACAAAGGTATACAGGTGAATATTTGGCTGCCATGGTTGACCGCGATTTTACAAATGAGAAAAAGGATTTGTTTAATACTATGAGTGGTAATACGGTCGAATTAAATGACCCAGCAAATGCTTTTGACCGTAATAATTCTTACCCATCCGCTTCTTATACTAGTAAGTCTACGGGAGCAGAACCATCTATTCGCGGTAGAACGCTTTATGTTCCTATTAATACGTGGTTTACCTTAAATAGTGGATGTGCATTCCCATTGATAGCATTGCAATATAATGATTTATATGTAAATGTTACGTTGAGACCCATACAGGAATTGTTTCAGATTCGTGATGTATATGATTTTAATTATAATTTTCCTTATATTCAACCAGATTTTAATCAAGCAATTTTTCAAATGTATCGTTTTTTACAGACACCCCCAACACCACTAATTAAACAGGGTGATTATAAAAATACAATTTCTGTATGGAATGCGGATATTCATTTGTTATGTACCTACTGTTTTTTATCAAAAGAAGAGTCGAAAGTATTTGCTTCCCAAGATCAAGTATATTTAATTAAAGACGTTTTTGATTATAATTTTGAGAACGTTACCGGTACAACACGTGTGAAAATAAATTCAAACGGAATGATAGCTAACTGGATGTTTTATTTACAACGGAATGATGTTAATTTACGGAATGAATGGAGTAATTATACCAATTGGCCATACCGTAGCTTACCGTCAAATGTGACGATTGCACCAAATACACCATTTGAAGGCACGGATTTGCAATATGGAATAGGAATTAACCCAGCTTTCGGTAATATATTTAATAGTGGATTGACAATAACTGGCGATTTTCATATTGAAAACAAAAAAGAAATTATGGAAACAATGGGCGTTTTACTAGATGGTGAATATCGAGAAAACACGTTGCCGAGCGGTGTATTTAATTATGTAGAAAAATATACTCGTACCCAAGGGTTTGCAAAAGATGGGCTTTATTGTTATAATTTCTGTTTAAATTCTAGTCCTTTTGAATATCAACCATCTGGAGCAATAAATCTAAGTAAATTTCGAAATATTCAATTAGAAGTAACTACTTATGTCCCTCCAGTTGATAACGTTGCCTCTGCAGTGGATATTATATGTGATGGAAATGGGAATCCGATTGGTATTCGTAAATCAAATTGGCGATTATTTGAATATAATTATAACTTGACATTATTCGAAGAGCGTTATAACGTTTTATCGTTTATAGGTGGAAATTGCGGAATGTTATATTCGAGATAAAAATTTAGGTAACTATAGTATAATACATAATAAAAATGAAAGACAAATTATTTAGTAAGGATGATTTTCAAATTATAAACATGAATTACAAATTAAAAAAAATAAAAAATAGGAAAAAACGTGGTCAATATAAAAAAAACGATCTTTTTGAAACATTAGATAATACGAGTAAACCCGACATAACAGAGTCAACTTCTTCTTTTTTTCCTTCCTTTTCTAGTGAGAATATTGTTGAACCCTTTGATTTACCACCATTATCTTTTCCTCCTTATAATGATAATGAATATGATGGTATTGATAATGTTGACGACACAGGTGCTAAGGTAGATTTTAAATATGATCCAAGAGAATGGTTGATTGCCTTGATAGAATGGATTTATTATTTTCTTAATAAGTTCAACAATTATTGGGCAGCTAAAATGGTAAACATATTGTCTGAACGCACAGGGAAAGAAACTGATATCAAGTTAGTGAGAAATTACATAGCCTGGACAGAAGCAATTGCGGCGGGTTGTTATGTAGTGTATAATTGGTTTTTTATAATTTATTTTAATCGCAAAAGTGACCCAATAATTCCTTTATTTACAATTGATTTTAAGAATGCATACGATACTGCAGAGGCAAATCAGAATAAAGGTATATCTAAACAAATTTGGTATGTATTTTTAGTTCTTGTTCATTATTTCTTTGATTATCCATTTACGATTTTGTTTTTTTTAAATAACTTTGTTACCGAATTATTACCTAAATATACAGAAAAAATATTCAGCCCCTCTTTCCTTTTTGTTTATTTATTTTATCAATCTTGTTTATTTTTAAAAAACAGTGCTATTGTCGTAAAAACATTATTTTTAAACTCATTACTCTTTAAGTTTGACCCATCATCAATTATAATATATCTCGCAATCATTATATTATGGGGAAAAGACCTTATTTTAATGTTAAAAAAGGTACTTGAGGATAATATGTCTAAAAAACTTGACCAAAACGGAGACCCGCAAGATGGTCCTCCTCCGCCAAAAACTCCTCCCTTGGTTATAGCTGGTCTTCTCCTAGCGACTTTTTTAGAAAGACTTGTAAAATTGCTTATGTTACTGATTACTGGTATACCAGCGACCACGTTAGCAGTAGTGATTTATTTTTTAGCATATTCCTTTTTTGGAATATTTATTTACAAGGGATTCAAACGGGAAACGTTTAATGAAATTGATGATTATGTTAAAATTCCAACTGAAGCATATGTTCCAGATATTTGTGATGGTTATAATTGGTATGACTTTTTATATGAAATATTCAATATTGTTATGATGTTTTTTGATACTGTGCAAAGTAAATTATTTGTAATTAGCTATATTTTATTATATGTTTATAGCTGTATTGATTATGCTGCGAATATTACTCCTAACACGCATAATTTAAAGAATGGATTGATAGCCATAGATATTGGACTAATTTTTACACTTTTGTCTGTAGTAATAAGTTTTTTTTTAGAAAAAATGCGAAGTATCCCTGAAGAATAAACGATATATTATTTATTTTGTCAACAATTTAAACAGGTTTTTGTAAAATATATATATGGTAAAAAATTACAAAGAAGGTTCAAGTCAGAAACTATTGCCTATGGTAAGTGTTTGTACACCAACCTTTAATCGGCGTCCGTTTATTCCTATTATGTTTGAATGCTTCCGTAACCAAGATTATCCCAAAAATCGTATCGAATGGATTATTGTAGATGATGGTACTGATAAAATCAAAGATTTAATTGAAAACTCAAAAATACCCCAAATCCGTTATTTTGAATTAGATAAGAAGTTGTCTTTAGGAGCAAAACGTAATTATATGCATGACCAAGTGAAAGGTGATATTATTGTTTATATGGATGACGATGATTATTATCCACCAGAGAGAATTTCTCATGCAGTAGAGCGATTAGAATCAAACCCAAAGGCACTTTGTGCTGGAGCAAGCGAAATATATATATTTTTCAAACATATTCAGAAAATGATACAGTGTGGCCCTTACGGTCCCAATCATGCAACGGCAGGCACATTTGCTTTTCGTAAAGAATTACTAAAAATAACTAGGTATGAAGACCATGCAGCAGTAGCAGAAGAGAGAGCCTTTTTGAAAGATTATACGATTCCATTTGTTCAATTAGATCCTATGAAGGCTATTTTGGTGTTTTCTCATGAACATAATACCTTTGATAAACGGAAAATGTTAGATAATCCTCACCCGGATTTTTTCAAGGAATCGCCAAAAACAGTAGATATGTTTATTCGAACAAAGATAGAAAACCGCGTAAAATCCTTCTTCATGAAAGAAATTGATGCCTTATTAGATGCTTATGAGCCAGGTCTTCCTAAAATGAAGCCTGATGTATTAAAACAAATAAAAGAAATTGAGAAAGAGAGGGAAGACATGATACGAGAAGAGATGGCAAAACAACAAGCCATGGGTGCTATAACCTTACAGCGACCTGGTGAACAACCTATACAATTATCTAACCAGGAAGTAGTTGAAATAGTAAATCAACAGCAGGAACAGATAAAACAATTAACAAATAAAACAAAAGAAGCTGATGTTATTATTACTACTTTACAAAAACAGCTTATTGAAAAGACAAAGGAAATAATTAATTTAAAGAAACAAATAAAGGCAAAGGAAGAACAGGGTGGTACTTCTACTATGACGCGAATACCTATCGTAGAATTGTCAAAATCAGACCCAGAAATAATTATCAATTTATCCACATAAATTTAATTTCAAATCGTCTGTATAATAAATATAATAAATCCATATTTATTATATTACAGGTTTTATTTGTATTTTTATATGTCAATAAGCAGTTCTATTACTTTTGTAACTGCTTATTTTAAATCAGGAACAAAAGAAAAGATTCAAACCGATTTTGAACAATTTAGAAAAATTGCTGATTCAGGAATTCAATTGTGTGTTTATGTAGAAGAAGCGGTCGATACATTAAATACGTTTCCTAATATAAAAATAATGAAACCATTTGATTCACATACAAAAAAATTGTTTTCGGAAATCGAATTCTCTGATTATTCAAATAATGATTACTTTGTGTTTTCAAATTCAAAATATGAATTTATGGAAAACGTAATTTTGGAGAACCCTTGGAATTCCAGCCATTTTTCTTGGATAGATTTTACTATTTTTTCTATTTTTAAAAAACCCACAGAATCTAAAGAATATTTAAAATGTTTATCTAAGAGAACATTATTTTCTGATTTTTTTGCCATAGGCGGTTGGATAAAAAACAAAAACGAATTATATGATTTAGACCTTCAATTTAAAGAGATACGATGGAGATTTCTTGATAAGTTTTTTATAGGAGATAAAAAATCTGTCATGGAATGGGTTGCTTTATCAAAACAATATTTGCCAAGGTTTTTGAGAACCTACAAAAAAATTACAAGTGAGGTTAATTTTTGGAATTGGTTAGAAACAGTTGTTGATTGGCAGCCAGTTTGGTTTTTCTCTATATTTGATGATTCAGTTATACAGCTTCCTTTACATTTGCACAGTATGAATTTAAAGAATGCAAAAAAAACTGTATATAATTATCCACTTATTGAGGGTCCTTCACCTTTCTTTGAATCGTCCGCATCCCATTTGCTCTTTCAAGGACAACACCTATTAAATACACGATTTGTGAGTTATTTTCTTTTGAATGCAGGGCAATATTACATGCCTCACCCGAAACAATTTCTTATTACAAAAAATCAGGCAGCTATACTAGATGAAGACACAATGCTTCCAATTAACTATGAATTAATGGACGATTCAACAATTTTATTGGAAAATGCACCCTACCCACCAGGTGAATGTTGTAATATATTTGGACTAGAGGATATTCGATTATATGAATTTGAAAATAAAATTCGATTTATAGCAACAAATCGAAATTTTGCACCAGCTTACAAAAATCGCATGGTGATTGGTGATTATAATATGAAAAATCAATCATATGATAATTGTCTTTTAATTGAATCTCCGTGCAATTCTACTTATGAAAAGAACTGGATACCGATAACGTATAAGAATCAAGAATGTTTTATTTATAATTGGTATCCAATGGATATTTGTCGTGTTAATTTAGAAACCCAAAAATTAGAACTTGTCTGTAGACACGAAAATACAATGAATGTACCTTATTTTCATAAGGTAAGGGGGTCAAGTATTTTTATAAATGTTTCAAATGGGACCTTGGGAGAGTTAGTCGGAGTGGTTCATTTTAGTGAAGATACAAAACCTAGACAGTATTACCATATGTTAGTCAGCTTAGAAAAAGATACTTTTAAACCATTGCGATACTCGGAGACTTTTTATTTTCAACATATTGGCGTAGAATTTTGTACTGGTTTTTGGAAAAACAAAGATGAATATATATTTTGGGTTTCCAAAAAAGACAGGAACACATGTATGATTACAGTAAATGTAGATGAAATTCCACTTTGTTTTGAATTTTTCTAATCATCGTCTTCGCCTAATAAATCTTCTACAGAGCCCGCTGCCTCTTTTTTTACGTTTTTGTCTAAATAACGATACATACGCTTTATATCTAACTTGGTAATATTGTAGTCTTCAAAAATGGTCTCTACTTCATTAAGTTTTTCCGTAATATGACAAAATTCGCCATCATAATATAATCGTAATTCTTGAAACATAGTTATAATATCTTTCTTATCCATTTCTAATTCTTGTGATAAGTTGTAAATAAATAACATATTGTTATATTCTGTAGAATACTTTGTGAGAACCTTGGTAAATCTTACTTCGGCCGGCCTAAAGGTATTTTTATTTTCAGGAAAGGCGTCGTGATATAATTTGTTATTATAAAAAGTCTTAATAAGAGAACTCATCTCATTGAATTGCCAGATTTGGCTTTGAAAGGTGATTCTGTCAATATAATCTGCAAAACACATATTTCCCAATATTTTTAAATAAAACGGAACTGCTTTTTCGTTCGGTTGATTAGATAAAACATCAACTATATTTTCATGCCATAAAAGAGCAACAATTGTTCGATCTGTTTCATTCATATACCGATTATGTTCTTCCATTTTTGTTGGTGTATTGATAAGAGATAGAGTGATTTTTTTGGAATCTTCATTATATGATTTTGTATGAAATATATTTTGTAAAGTTTCTTCTGACATTAACTCGGGTTTCTTAATAAGTATACTATTCACAAATTCTAATTTACGCATATCACCCTGAATATATTTTAAAATCACTTCTTTATGCTGTTGTTTTGCTGTTTTTAAAGAGGGTGCCATAGCGTTTAAAAGAGTTCCCATTTGTGCAGTGGTGGGTGTTTTTAATTCAAACGTGTTACATACCTTCATCAATTCCTTTATTTTTTTATCAATATAATAATTTCCTATGCAAATAATTGGATTCATTGTCATATTTTCTAATCGCTGTTTTTTTGTCTTTTTTTGACGAATTATCTTGATTAATGCGGTGATTCCACCCTTATCTCCATTATTCATTCCATCAATTTCATCCATGACAATTGCTATTCGTTTTACTTTTTTTGTCATCATATGGAGAACATTTCGATTTGATATATTATTACTAGCAATATTATCTATTAATGCTTTGTTTCTTACGTCTCCGGCATCGTAATGTATAATATCATAATCTAATTCTTTTAATAAATTCTTTACAAATTGAGTTTTACCACATCCCGGAGAACCATAGATATAGATTCCTTTTTTAAAAGTCAAATTCTTGCAATTTGATTCAAAAGAATGTAATATTTGTTTGATTTCACTGGATATCTTATCGCGTTCAAATATACTGTTTATGTTTATATTTTGCATTCTATTGTTATGACAGCGGTTCTGTTTATATTTTACTTATTTAATAATATTTGTTTTTGAACGAAATATTATTCTCTGTACGGCCAAAGTTAACGGCCAAAGTTAACGGCCAAAGTTAACGGCCAAAGCGACTGAAATCAGTGGTTAATGGCATGAAATCGGCTTTCCCTCTAGCTGGTAATTGTCCATAATAAGAATACGTGTCATTTGCACCATTGTAGTTATTTTGTGTTCCTGGGCCAACGATTGAACGTTGGTTTATTTTTTTTCCATTACTGTCATATTCATTGTTGTTGAGATTTGTACCTTGGCCCGTTCCTTGGCCCAGTGACCCAATAGCATTTGCACCCGCACTGGCAACGCCGACAACTGCATCTTTTCCAGCACCAACTATATTACTGCCTGTGTTTCCAATTGCATTTGCCACGCCAAGTACGGTTCCTCCAGCCGTTTTTGCAATATCTTCAGCACCTGCTACAGTATCATATGTAGCAAGCGTTAACGATCCGCCAATTGTATCGGGATTGGCATTAGATGAAAACGTTCCGCTTCCAATATTAGATACATTTTCACCCGAACCACTGGTTCCTGTTGTGCCTGAACCCTTTACTTGTGTTCCGGATCCACCTTGTCCTCCACAATTTGTACAGGTACCACTATTTGAAGGACACGCAGGACAGGTTGGGCAAACTGGAGGAACAATTTGCGTTTTTAAAATATAGTCGCTTCCAGGAAATCCTTTTCCTTGGCCCGTTCCTTGGCCCGTTCCTTGGCCCGGCATTCCTACACTATTCCAGTAATTATACCATCTATAATATTCAGACATGGGATTTCCTGTATAAAAACCATTGCCTTTTCCATATCCACTGCTTTGCCAATCACCATTTTGGTCTCCCGTATCTAATCCATTTGCAGTAAACCGGCAAACGCTAATGTTGTAACTTTTTTTAGTCGAATCATAAAAGGATATCAATGCAACTAATACTTTTTGTTGAGTCGGTATACATAATACTAAATTTTGACCATTTGTATCTAAAATAGTAAAGGGTTGAAATGCGGACGTTGCTTTCAACGATGTTTTATTATTTGATAAAGAAATTTGATTTTCCTTACTTAATACTGTCGATTTGTTATTAATATCATAAACGGTAAATGTCTTACTCGCTCCATCACCACTCTGAAGAAGTATATTTCCATTCATTATATCATATTTAACAAAATGACTTAATTGATAGACACTACGAGTCGTACTATATATTGGTTCAGACACCATTGACATATTTGCCGGGTCTGAATCATAAGAGTATTTTTCTAATCCAACCTTTGTATCAGTAGGATAACTATAATTATTTGTTGCCCCGCCATTCATAAATCCAAATGTTGCTAAATTTGTATTCAATTTTGAGTCAATAACATGAATATACGTATCTACACCCCAAGGCATGTAAAAAACATTGTAGTTTTTATCTTTCGATTGACTTGGGTAAACAAAAGACGAATAAGAATTGCTTATGGTGGCAGTCTGACTTGATGGAACATTTGTTTGTTCAGGGCTAGTTTTATATTGATTTGTATAACTTGGACTATTTTGTCCATCGCGTGGTGTAACAACCGTATAAGATTGTTTCATAGTTACTGTATTTCCACTGTCTACTGATGAAACAGTAGTCGCAGTAGTAATTTCAACAATATTTGCATTCGTACTATCATAGTAAATATTATCGTTCAGATTAAAAACATTATGAGAAGAATATTCTGGCACAATTGTACTAGTAAGACTTGCCATTCCTTCTTGAAAACCCTCTGTTCGAGATAAGCTTTGAATAAATTTTTTTCCGAATAAACTTGATATTACTAAAACTAACAATAATATGCAAAATAAAACAAATGGTGTTAATTTCATGGATATAAAGTATATGTCGAAAAATATATCTGGGCAAAACAAAAAATTGAAACTATTACAAAGTGAAAACAATTTAACATACATACGCAAATGACTGAACTAGAGCAAATAAAGGAGCCTAATAAAAAATCAGAGAACAAGGCAATTCGTTTGCCAAAAGAACCATTGTCTAGATTTTATAACAATGATGAGCAAAATACGTTTGAATTATCAATTGATGAGGCAGGACGTGGATGCCTTTTCGGGCGTGTCTATGTTGGATGCGTTGTTTTACCTAAAGACCCTGCTCTATTTGATGGAAAAAATATAAAAGACAGTAAACGATTTTCCTCTAAAAAGAAAATTAATGAAGTGGCTGACTACATAAAGACAAATGCACTAGCTTGGCACGTTTCTTATGTAGAGGCAGACGTTATCGACAACATTAATATTTTACGTTCTGTCATGCAAGGAATGCATGATTCTATAAAAAACATTCTTGACAAATTAGGTGGGGTTCCGGTTGGCCAATGTATGGCTATCGTAGATGGTAATTATTTTACTCCATATCGCGTTTTTGAAAATGTGTCTGGAACAATTTGTGAAATGCCCCATGTTACAGTAGAACAAGGGGATGGAAAATACATGGCAATTGCAGCAGCAAGCATTTTAGCAAAAACAGAAAGAGATAATTATATTCTTGAATTATGCCAAAAGTATCCTGACCTGGTAACACGATATCATTTAGACACTAATATGGGATATGGCACTAAGACACATTTAGATGGAATAAAAGAACATGGAATTACCCAGTGGCATCGAAAAACCTTTGGACAAGCATGTAAAGAAGCTAAAATAAATAAAATATGTACCATTTGATACGTTTATAATTCGAATAGTTTATCAATATTGCTACGCCCTATTTTCATATATTTTGTTTCCCGGTCTAATAAGCTATATCCAATCAAAAACTCTTTTGTTTTTTCAAAATACACAAATCCCAATGAATATTCTACCTTTTCTTTTTCAAATGTAAACATCTTAGTATACCGTTTTAATTGAAACGTAGTGCTATCTAACACGACAAATACGTGATAATAAAACCGACGCCATTCGTAACTAACTACGTGAGTCAAAAACCATACTTCGTTTCCGATAGTGACCCCATTTCCAGAGCCCCGGATATAACTAAAAAAGGGTGGCGTTTCAATAGTATGCGTAATATCCAAATATGTCATCCGCTTATTTTTATTATTTACCGTAAAATTAGGACAATCGGTATGAACACCTAGCGTGATCGGATACCAATTATAAATCATTTTTGTTTCGCCATCATTATTTTTGAATAGCACCCAATTTTTTTCAACTTGTCTCTGATTTTCCGAAGAAACAGAAACAATCGTAGATATAGTTTGCTCTGATTTCAAATTGATTGTACCACTTTCAATAAAAATAGTATCAGTTTTAACTGCACGATTTCCATTAAAAAACAACTTGTTTTCGTTTGAAAATAATCGGATATCTTCTATTCCGACATAAACGTCATCATAAATTGTATCATATTTTAATTCAAATTCTTTTACTAGTTTCCAAACCCTGTCTTTAATATCAATAATTGCAACCACATTCTTTGTAGTAATATTGTCTTTTTTTACATATCCACCATTGTCATCAATCCGATAATCTACAAAACGCAAATTGACAATTAATTTGTTTTTATCTACGGGATCAAAACAGATTGATGGTGTACTAGATGCAAATATATCTCTGTCTATTTTTATGGTTTTACCGATTGATAAAAGCACATTCATGTTTTCTGTAAAGTCAATTTTATTCTTATCTATTCTACCCGCATATGATTTGTAGTTTTGTAATACGTTATCCTTTATATATCTCGGTGGACCCGGTTCATTGAGAACCTTCATACACGTTTTGGTCATATCATAATTATGGCGATTTACATAGTATCCATTGACGGTAAATTCATAATCTATTTTGTAATCATATACGTCCTTTTGCAAAAATAAATTGTCAAAGTTGGTTTTCTTTTTTCGCTCAAAATCAGCAAATTCATAAAAAATATTCGCCAATCGATTACAACTTGTCTCCCTAAAATGTTTTACAATTTCATAAAGGTTCTCAATTCTATCAGGAAATTTCTCATATGCTTGCATCCAATAAAAAATAGCATTAGGTATATCATTCATATGTTTATAACAATTTCCGATGGAATACGCAGAATGCCAAACTTCTTCTATCCAACCACCTAATTCTATGCGTTTTTTGTAGGTTTCGATCGCTTTCTCATATTGGCGAGCGTCACGATAACTATTTGCCAAATAAAATGTATAACGTACATCGTCGGGAATTTCTTCCAATCCAGCTTTTAAAAGCCGGATATCTCTTTCAAATTTATCTGTTTTTGAGCCTCCGTCACCTATATCATTTATAAACAAAACAGATTTTTCAATCGTACCTTCTGAATATCCATCTGGTTTTTTCACATATTCATGTGTGACACCCCAATAACTAAATTTGGGGTCGTTTTTAATAATTCGAACATTTTTGTAGTAAAATTCATCGGTACCTTGAAAAACACAGTAGCTATCAAGGATGAGAGAGTTTTTAAATTCATCAATGTTCTCAATTTGACTTAAATTTAAAATCATATCAGCATCTAATAACAGTAAATAATCAGCAGCTAAATCGCTGCATTGGCGTAGAGAAAAGGTGCGATTATGCCCGAAATCTTTGAATGGTTCATTTGTAATCTTACCTGGTATGTTTTTTTCTTTGAAAAATTCAGTAATAATAGATACAGTATCATCGGTACTACCAGTATCACAAATACAATAGAAATCAATAATTTGCAATACTGATTCTAGTAAACGCTTTATAATCTTACTTTCATTCTTTACGATCATATTTAAACATATTTTAGGCATGTTCTCAATATATATGTTACAATTTCATATTAATATACGAATTTTACCTAAATATTATTTTCGAGAGCTATTGTAGAGATTGTAAAAGTAGACAGTAGACAATGGCATTCACACGTTTTCATGATGATACTGCTAGAATAAAAAAACAAATAGAAGAAAGCAGCTTTGCTGGTAGATATATGTTAAATACGCCTGGCCCAGGTACAGAATTACCGTTTTTTGAAGAACCGCAAATGCGTCTGCAAAAGTGGGGCGGCAACGTTCGAAATAATACTGTTAATTTAGAAAGTGATTTACGTGGTCTTACTCGGCCGTTAAATCGTGATTTAATTGACGACAATGATTATAAACAGCATGCAGTGACCAGTTCTTCAGTTAGTTATAAAAATGCCCAACCATTTATTGAAGAAAGTCGTGCCAGTCACCCTGCATGGATGTACAAAGCTTTAGAGCAATCTAGATGGGAATCACCTTTATTGAATCCTATAAATGGTTTGGAAAAAAACTTTCACGAAAATATACAAACCCGTATTTTAGAGAAAGATTATTTTGTTCCAAGAATGCCTGTAATAGGAGGAACTGAAAATATGGACTATTATTTGTCTGGTAAATCGCTTTGTATTGGTGGACGGGAAGAGAGTTGTCCGGGAACCTTGTATAAAAATCGCATACGCTAATTTACTAATTCACTTATCAAAAGACGTATTCGCTAAAATTATTATATAATGTTTATATAATTATATATAAACTTTATGGAACTAGCAATCCCAGGTGTAGCATTAGGATTACTTTATGTTATTACAAATCAAAATAACAATGAGACATTCACTAACCGAAGTCAATTACCGAATGTAGATATTGCAAATCGTAATTATCCTGGTGAATTTCCTATTGTTTCTAACGATAATGACCAGACGTCTCAACTTTCTACTGCAAATCGTTATGATAATGGTTCTGGTACTTATACGGATAAATACTTTAATCCAAACCAAGGCACAAATACGGGTTCAGTTGGACAGCCAAAATACTTTTCCCTTACGGGTGATAAAGTAGATGGTTCTTATTTTGAACACAATAATATGGTGCCATATTTTGGAAGTCGCCTAAGAAGCCAGGTTGCCGATTCTAATTCAAATGAAAGTGTATTAGATAATTATTCCGGTGCAGGTTCTCAAACTATCATTAAAAAAGAGATGGCACCTCTGTTTTCTCCTCACGAAAATCTTCAATGGGCACATGGAGCACCTAATGCGAGCGATTTTATGCAGTCACGTGTGAATCCTAGTAGTCGTATGGCAAATGTGAAGCCATTTGCGGAAGAAATTGTTGGACCAGGTCTAGGTCTCGGATATACGACAAACGGTGCGGGTGGTTTTAATTCTGGCATGATGATGCGAGATGCATGGCTAGATAAAACAGCCGATCAATTACGTGTTGATAATAAGCCGAAAGCCACTGGACTTGGATTATATGGGCACGAAGGTCCAGCAGATAGTTTCATAAAATACGTAGCTACCCAAGAACAGATGGGTATTATGGAAAAACATTTACCCGATCAAAGCTACGCACATGACCAACGTGACTTTTCAGGTCATTCGACTGATAGTCGTGGTGATATTGGGCGTCTTTTTACTACTGGTGGTGCTGAAAAAGGCCAGGCCTTACGTGCTATACCCGTTGAGCGACACGTAAATCGTCCTGAAACTGCGGTATCTTATTCTGGTGGTGCCGGTTCTCAAAATCCTAGTGCCTATGTTCCTGGTGAATATATGCCTTCTCATAATCAACAATTAGGCCAAGTTCCATTGATGGTTGCCAATGCAAATGGGCGTAGTTTTGCCAGTGATGGTGACTATGGAATTAAATCTAAAATGGCATATCCAAATAATCGGTCCTCTAATGAAGATAATGGGTATTTTGGAATGGTCAAGGGGGGATTAGGTGCAGCTGTTGCTCCACTATTAGATATTTTGAGACCCTCGCGTAAAGAAAATGTCATGGGTACGCTTCGGCCATATCAAAATCCTGGCACCACGGTCCCCCAGTCTTATATTTTTAATCCTGCGGATAGACCAAATACGACAATTCGCGAAACCACAGAAAATTCGAAATTCCATTTAAATGTCAATGCAAATCAGTTAGGTGGTGCTTATCAGGTTACTCAGAATCAAGCTGTAGATACTTATCGCCAAGAAACCAGTGATTTCTATTATGCGGGAAATGCCGGAAGCGTAAGTGGTAAAGAACCTGCTTCTTATCAAGCGGGTTATAATCAACGAAATAATGATATAAAATCTAGTACATTAGCAGGATACACGCCCCAGGGAAATTTATCATTATTGAATTCAGACATAAATATGCGTCAAGTAAATCGCGATGATAATTTAAAAAACAATCGTGCTATAATTGGCACCATGCCTTATCAATCACCTGATATTTCAAATATGGGGAATGTTTCGGGAAATACTAATTCGCTTTATTCGACAATTCAGATGGATAGAAATACACCGGATATATTAAATTCATTAAAATCTAATCCATATGTGGTAGATTATCGTAAATCGTTATAAACGAATTAATATAAATTTGTAAAACCTAGTTAAAGAAATCACTATATGATAGTTTGAGCCTTTTTAGCTTAGTGGTAGAGCATCACTCTTGTAAAGTGAAGGTCACGAGTTCAATTCTCGTAGAAGGCTACTGTACTAATGTTTTATTGTAATACTTATTCAACAATTTATTATATGGAATTCATATAATAAAAAAATGTAAAATAAATTTGAAAAATAAACGTGCTGGTTTATAGCTCACGTACAAAAACAGTATGACCTTTGGAAATCAATTCATGATAATTACAGGGATGCAAATCTTCACCACATAACATTAACATCTCGGACGGCTTATAATATTCACAAACTAAATTATAGAGTGGTATTCCCCGATGATATGAACCATAAATAACAATATCATATTTTTTATTTTTTATATCTTGTTCGATAGTTTTATCGGATTCATTATCATGTAAATTTTCCTCTAACAGATTAGAATATGTCATTCCTTTACCATATAAACTTTTATAATTTATAGTAGAAGATTTATAGATATGGGGAACCTTTGGATAATCATGGCACTTATCCCCCAATAACTCTTTAAAACCATGTAAGGTAACACAGCGTAAATAATCAGGGTCAGTTCTACCCGATAAATATAAAATACTAGATACATTATGACACTGGGATTTGTTTAAAATATATTTGGCCATTTTATATGTAGTTAAGTAGGTCTTTGTATGATCTATTAATTTTATAATCATTGTAGCACATTCGCTATATTCATTGGGCGTAAAATCCGCAATCTTGTAATCTTTATATTTGGCATATAACGCATTACACTCTAAAAATAACTCCTTTGGCAAAAGCGTCATGGTATTTTTCGGACAGTTCTCAATATTTGGGAAATAAGGGATGCAGCCAGATGCCATAATCTCATAATGACGCATACAATCCCATCCTGCTTTCTTTGTAGTAATAGCGAACATAGAGGTTTTATAATCATTAAAATAATCAACTTCTTCGGAAAATACATATGTCTCATTTCTTCCTGGAATTACAGTAGCTAATATTTTGGTCTTTTCTGGAACCGAATCGATAATTTTACAATCGGGTATTGAAAAAGTAATATTATGAATCATTTTTAATATGTATTTTTTATTATTAGGTTTATATAGTTTATCCCATTGATTACATTTTTAATAATTGATCACATAGGCTTGTGGCATTAGGAGAACCAAGTCCAGTTGCTATATCAAATCCTTTAACAGCACCATATTCAACTGTACTTGTAAACGGATTATTACCACCTACCGACCCTCTATCTATGCCTATTGTAACGTCATAAAATGCTGCCGCATAATTTAGAGGATTTGGATAAATTATTTTGTACAAATAAGTTTGTAAATGATTATCTTGCGTTCCTTGTCCCTGTGTCTTTAAAACAGTAGTTAATGCAGTCTTATTTTTATTAAACCTCATTTGATTTGCAAGAGATAAAATGCCCGCAAAAATGGGACTTGCTACAGATGTGCCACCGATTCCGTACCAGTTTCCGTTAAATACAGTATACACTGAAGTTTGCATATTTGAAATCATACTTACATCAGGAATGCATCGAAAGCCGCGTTTTATATTAGGTATATTTGCTTGAAAATCTGGTTGGACTATTGTACTAGAATAGCCACATCCACCACTGTACCATGCCGATTCTTTTCTAGACGGAGTCGAATTGGGTGTCCAGATGAGTGTCGTTCCGCCAATCGCTGCACAATTTGATAAAACTGCTGGCCAACATACAGTATTAGTATCTCCAGTAGAAGCACAATAACATACATTCGTATTCGCAAAGTTTTTGTTAAATACCAGTGTTTCGCGGGTATCCTTTGCACCCCAAGACATAGACACAACGTCGACAAGTAACGTTTCTGTAGCGTAATTTAGAGCAGTCATTAAATCAGAGATTTGGTTAGAAGTCGCTTCAACTACCCAAATATTGGCATTTGGATTTACAGTACATACCATTTGTACATCTAAACATTCCTCCAATGCCCATAATGCATTGTATTTTGCACCGGGCATAGTATATACGTTTATAGAGGGTGGCGTAGCATTTGCACCAAAATTTATATCGTTTTTCCAATAAATTTCCAAGTCAGTTTTTATCTTTGCATAAGAATACGCAACAATAATGGCGATTTTTACCTTTTTAGTTGTAGTCGCAGATACTGACGGAATGTTATAAAGATTCAAAAGTTGAGAACCACTAAAATACTGAGGAGGGAAATTTGACGCACCATTTGTTTGAGCAGCAAGTATTAAATGAGAATTTGCCTCAATTTCAACTGAGGGAGTAGTTTGCGTTTTTTCAGAAAGACTTTTCTGATAATTTTCACGTGCACGACTCATAATTTTGTAATTTTGTATATATTGATAAAGGATTTTATAATGGTGCGTTGTAATTAAGTAATATGCCATCTATTCCCGTACTATCATTAAATGAAATATTTAGCTTATTTTGTTTGGTTAAACTTGCATTACCAATAACATCATTTGACGAACCCATTAATTCCTTTCCGATTTTCATAGCACTAACAATATTCATAAAATTACCTGATTTACTAAGATTTGTATTACCAGATACGACGTTTCCGCTAGTATAAGGGACAGATGTTGTAATATAAGATATAACTGAATTCGGCGGTTTGTTAGTACTGATGTCTTGACTTATCAAATTATAGGTTTTAGAAGTATTTACAAATGTACAATCTATTTCAAAGCTTTTAGGGAACATATTGGCTTTATGAGTATTGGGTGGTGGTACATTTGCAGGTTGAATAATAATTACCGTGGGTTTTTGAGAATCGAATAATAGTTTAATATTGGAGGCATCCGTATTCATAGTAATTGTATTTCTAATATTTTTATTTGTATCAGTATAAACATAAAATTGACCAATTGCATTCGGGTCTGTCAAAGTTGTGCTTGTGTCTTTTAAAGAAATAGAAATTGTTTCATATGTAGGTGGCTGGTCCAGACCTTCACTAATGTTTTTTTTTTGAGAAATATTAAAAAAGAATATAACTAAATTAACTACAATAATCAAAAAAAGTGCTGCGGCTACATATTTGTAGTATTTAAAATATTTACTGATTGTTTTTCCCTTTAGCATTTGTTAATTGATATTATTAATTTATCTTATATATATAGAGAGAGACAAATAATGATTATTAAAACCGAAACAAAAAATGGTATCAAAATTTATACTGTTGACAAGGAATATGATGATGCAAAAATGGAGAAGAAAATGAATACGTTTGTAAAGCCCGGTGATATTAAAAAAATAATAGATCATGATGCTGACGTATTTACTGCGGATGGCAAATTATTATTACGATTCCGTAAAAAGGCATTGAATGATCGACATATTGAAGCTTTTTATGAGAACATCAAGGATTTTGCTAAAAATGTCAGCAGTAACCGAGGTGGTGCGTCTGGAAGCAAAAAGATTAGTTTAGGTACAAATCCAAAGGTAATGTCAAATATATTTGGTTATTTTGATAAGTGGACTGCCTCACAGAAAGTTATTTTTAAAAAATGGGGAAAAACACCCAAGGTCTCTGTGCGAGAATGTCGTTTTAATCAGGATTATCCTGAAAAATATAAGCATACGATTCCTCTTATCCAGGACGTGGATGCTTTATATGCTAGGCTGGTACCCGAAAATTATAGGCTACAAAACAAGAAGGCGAAACAAACCCATTTTAAGATTCCTGGCACAGCATTTACTACCGTAACAACAAATATTAATTATCAGACATCGATACATACAGATAAGGGGGATGATCCAGAGGGATTTGGCAATTTAGCTGTAATTGAGCGTGGAGATTATACAGGTGGCGAAACATGCTTACCGCAATATGGTGTCGGGGTAGATGTACGAAATGGCGATATTTTATTTATGGATGTACATGTTCCTCATGCAAATTTACCGATTCATAAAAAGCAAAAAGATGCGGTACGTCTTTCGATTGTTTGCTATTTGAGGTTACGCGTTTGGCAAAATACTGCGAATAAGACGCGGCGATTTTATGAATCGCATAATAAAACAGTGAAGAAGATGAAAAAATTACCAAAATAAATGTTTCTTATTTATTGAATATTATCAAATCTATATTAAGTTTGATAATATACTTTTTTGTAGCTTTATACAGTGAACATATTAATGCATTCAATAATCTTTTCCACTTCCTCGCGGGTATAGGCACCACGGCTAAACGCAAGATTAATAAAGGCAATCAATAACTGAAAAGAAGTGCTCTTGTCCTTTACCTCAATCGCTAAGAGAGGGTTTTCTTGGGCACTTTGAATCTCTTGCTCCTCATCATTTGTCTCTGTTTCCTCTAAAACTTCATCATTTGTCTGCGTTTCCTCTAAAACTTCATCATTTGTCTCCGTTTCCTCTAAAACTTCATCATTTGTCTCCGTTTCCTCTAAAACCTCATCATTCGTAACAGGTTCCTCTTCTTTTTCAGGCACAGGATCAACTGGTTTGGGTTGTTTCGACCTGCTATTCTTTTTTTGCGAATTTCCCATCATGATATATATAATATAAAAAAGACATTATTTTTATATTATTTCCCAAAAGACTATTAATATGTTTTTGTATTTTTTCTAGTTTTATTTTTTGGTGACTTTTTTGTAGATGCGGTTTTTCCTTTTGTCTTTTTAGTTGCCGTTTCATCCTTTTCCAATCCTTTCCCGCGACTAAGACGTACTTCCGACATACCATTTTTACGCTTAAATATAGAAACCAAATCGGGATACGTTTTTTCTAAATACGCAGCTGCTTCTTTATTTGCTTCAAACCGGCCTTCTGTTTTTCCTAAACCACCTTCCGCATGAAATTTGGTTTTGATAGTGACATTGTTATAGCGGACTACACCTCCATCTTTTAAATAATATAGAATACTAGTTTCCACATCTTCTTTTTCTTTAATTTTACTGTTTGGTTGTAATTTCGGGTCATGACGATTTATGAAACCATACATGGTGCCAATGATAAATTTTAAATCTGTAGTAACTTTATCTTTCATAAAAAACGGATTATGCACGGGGTAAATACCCCAAATAAAAAACCCATCTTTATGAAGTCGTTGAAACGCCTCTCTAAAAAATTTGTCTACGTCTTTTATTTTTAGAAGTTTGGTCGGCCCTTTCATCTTAAAAAGTCCTTCAACATCATCATCAATCGAAACAATTTCGGTTCCCTCGGGAAAGTATTTTAAAATGAACTTTCGCTGGTTCGTAATGCCCTTTACTCCTACAACTATTTTACCATACATTTCCTTTGGAATAGCTTTTTCATATAATTCTCCTTCCTCTTTATTAGCTACAAATATATGAATTTTGTTAGGAGATACCCCACCATCAATTAATGTTTTCAGCGATTTCGCAGCTAAAATCTCTTGACGTTTATAAGAAGGAATAGCAATAACATAATTCGACATACTATATAATATTGTTATATTTTTACTTGATCAAAGTATGACGGGTTTATTTTTCTACTAAAAACGCTGCTCTTTTTCAAATTCTATCTTGAAAAGTGGATTTTTTGAATATGTTGTCGTGATTTTTGAATATATCTCTTGGCATTTATCTGGAATAAAATGAAACGCGGATATATAATGATCAATTGCAATTCCTACAAATATTTCTGGCGAATAACACAGAGTATGGTTTTCAATTGATTCTAAAAGACTCTTAGAGCAATCATATGCTTCTCTCCAATATTCAAGCCGTACATAATTTTTTAAAATAAAATAATAAATATAATGGTAATTTTTTTGCGGATAGATAAAATTATTTACTATTTGACCATAATCGCCATAGGCTTTAACAATGTCATCAGAAAACTCATCTAATACTTCCAAATAAAACATTTCTTCTCCATGACCATAACCTAATAAAGTTGTATCTATAAAAATTTGATTTAATCGTGTTAAAATTCGTCTCCCTATTTCCTCTCCACAAGTAAATAAACAACCACAGACTACCCAACGATATTGAGAATAATAATCTTGTTTATTTTCAGTCAATTTATATTTTTTATCACAAACATTGAGAACTTGAATATGAAACTTTTCGGTAATATGTGAAAGTGTCCATGGCATCATAGTTTCGTCATAGTTTTCACAAATTTTAGACGCATTTTTTCCCAAAAAGCTGTCTATCCAACCAAATTTTGAAGTGTGAAACGGATTTTCTTCTATTGTTTTCAAAACAAAATAAAATTTTGAGCAGGTGATTAAATGTGTTTCGGCATTTGTTCTTGCATCTTTAGTCGGGTGATAAATGCTACGATTTTGTTTTACTTTTTCAAGATATCGAAAAGCAGGCAGATCAAGATATTTTATTTCAACAAATCTAGTCAATGAGTCAAGGCTGTGATTTTTTCGTTGTTCTTTCATTAAAGGGATTGTTTCTTTGTCACCATATATAACTAGATAAACCGGCATTCTTAAAAGAGCATCTAGTTGTTCTATTATCTCATGTAAGGGTCTAGCACCTGAATGTTTTGAATGGAAACAAAAACAGGCACTTGTTAATGTGCAATCTGGAATCGACATTCAAAAAGTATAAATCTTACTATTTTTTTCTTTTTATATGATATTACTAGAGTTTATGAAAGAAAAAATTCCTAAAAAAATATTTCAAACATGGAAAACCAAAACTATCTCTGATGAAGTCCAATATTTAACAAATACTTGGAGAACTAACAATCCAGATTATGTTTATCATTTGTTTGATGACAATGATTGTGAAGAATTTATTAAAACACACTTTGATATAAAAGTATATCAAGCATATTGTAGAATATTTCCTGGTGCATATAAAGCAGACATGTGGAGGTATTGTGTTTTATATATCTTTGGGGGTATTTACATAGATATAGATACAATATGTTTCAACCCAATCGATTTGGTTTTAAATGAAGATATAGAATTTATTTGCCCAATTGATTTGAACAATTCACCCTTTTTGGGAAAATATAATCTGTTTAACACATTTATTGCCTCAGTACCAAAACATCCTATTCTGCTTAATTGTATTAACAAAATAGTTTATCATATTGAAAATAATATTATTCCCTTTTCAAATTTAGATTTTTCTGGACCCGGATTATTAGGTCAGTCAACAAATCTATACTTAAAATTAGACCCAGATTCATCCTTTATTGGGAAACAAGGATATCACGACAATAACAAAATTAAGTTATTACAGTTTGAATGTGGCACAGAGTACGTAAAAGAGGAGAATCTTATTTTATTACAAAATAAAAACGGAAGTGAATTTATTAAAAAAATTTACGAAGAAGAAGTAAAAAACATAAATGGTGTTGATTGGGGAAAATGTGAAAATCCTATAAAACCAGAACCAACCATCGTCACCATGATTTATAATATCCGCGAAAAAGAAAATAATCAATCACATTGTATACATAATCATAAACTGGAAAAATATTTGAAATCGGGTAACGATTTTATTCTTACATTACCTTACCCACTAATTATCTTTACAGATGACGATGATATAATAAATTGTTTAAAAGAAGAACGAAAAAAATTAAATTTATTGAAAAAAACGGTTATCTATAAAATGCCACTTGAAGAAACCTATTTTTATAAAGATTTGGACTTGTTAAAAGAACTTCAAACAAAATTTCATATTTTTAATGGGTTCACGGATCATGAAACACCATTATACATTATTTTAACTAATAATAAAATGGATTTTATAGAAAAATCGATTGAATATAATCCATTTAAATCAACCCATTTTGTTTGGATGGATTTCGGAATAAATCATGTTGCTGAAAATACAAATCGCATTCATGATTGGATATACAAAATTCCAGATAAAATAAAACAATTATGTATCAATCCTTATTTGGAAAACATATGTTATAAGGAAATGTTTCAAAACATATATCATCATATGGCCGCTGGATTATTTAGTGGTTCTACCCAAAACTTGCTTATTTATTCACAATTGTTCAAAGAAAAAACAAAACTTATTTATCAGGAGGATTGGTATCAACTAGAAGAAGCTGTAATGACAATGGTTCAAAGAGAAAATCCGGAATTATTTGATTTGTATTATGGCGATTACCAGGGAATTGTTTCAAATTATATACATCCTATAAACAATTTGGATTTAATATTAAATGGCTGTAAAAAAGCACTTGATAATAATAATGTCGAATTAGCTTATAAAATAGGTTGTTATTGCATTCATTACTTTGAGAGCAATATTCACAATGAGTTAATTTATGAGTTTTTCTTTCAACATATCATTTCGGATTTTTATTTTAATAATAAACGTATATTGGATGCGGTTGTTAATTTAATGAACATAAAAAAAACATTTGATGAAGCTAAGATGAGAACGTTTTTTTATAATAATATGGATAATATCGATTTTTATGATAACAAAGATAATTTTTTATTCACTACAAAATAACTTACACATATTTTCGGCTTCTAGATTTACATGCGGCTTTTGAAATAAGCGTTGAATCATATCATCATCACGAAATCGAATCGTATAATCCTGTTGAATATTGTTTCGTCCAATACGCCCCATGGCCTGAAGAGTTTTTTGCTGCGTCATTTTTGTCAAGTCTTTCCCTATAATTCCATGACAAAACTGATAATTTGTCCCATAAATATAATCTGTCGATGCAATAATCATAAACAACCGTTGTTCATCTGCTAATTGTTTCATTATTTCCATATAATGAACATTTGGCGTTTCAGTGAACATACCAATTCCCAACAATAGTAATACCTTCATATGATTTTCAATAGATAATAACATGATTTGTTTTGCTGCGTCTTCTCCGATACTAGAAACAAAGGCATTTTCAACGACATCAGCAAGTGGACTCCATGCTTGTTGATGCGGTTTTGTATTAGGAACATAAATAGGTTCTAGGGATACTAACCTAACGTCTTTACGCAAGGCATTTATTTGGTTCATCCAATTTTCAGAATCTCTACATAATCTACCACTTTCTCTTACAGAAGATTCCTTGTCAGAATCTCCACCTGTAGATTTAGTTTCTTTTGCTAAAATAAGCCTTTCCAAATCGTCAATTTTAGCTATAATATCATTGTTTTTATCGATTTTGGATAAAATGGATTGAAATACAGAAGATGCAATATTTGATTGTTGAATATAGAAATTGCCAATTTTCTTTACATCTTCTGCTAAAAATATGGTAGGTCCGTCAGTTAATGTATAGGCGTCTGTTGTCGTGAGTAGAATTCCACTACTGTGTCCCTGCCCTTGTACTTTATTAGCAGTCGGTTTAGTTGGTGGAGTTGACACACTCATTGTTCTTGATAATTGTCCGCCAGCAGATGACTTTACTTGGTCAACACTATTTGATTTTACAAAATTACTCGTCTTAAATTTTGGCTGACGAAAGGTTATAAAATGTTTATACATGGTATTCCATTTTTCTGAATCAATATGCAGTAGTAACTGTAAATAATACTCTTTCAATCCATTCATTGTTATATCAGTTATTTTTGTGAAATAGGAATCAATAGAATGAGATTCGTCAATTCCATTTATAGAATGTACATACTCGATAAACCGAACTATCTCGCTTAAATCAAAATATCGGAGCAATGTCTTGTTGTTTTCACAATATTCGGCACATCGCTGCAAGTCTCCATAATCGCCATACATAAAATGTGGCAAAACGCAGAATCCATCTTTGTTTAAAATTGGAATAGATTTCTTACAATCAAAACTAGTGATGGTAAAAATCTGTGCATTATCAAATTTGCCCCGGAAATCATCAAATATCGGCTGAATCTCAGAAAGGATTGGTAATGTAGCACATGATAAAACAACAGTTGGGATTTTATTTTGTGCCCAATTCTCTTTGATTTTGTTATGTAGTGGATGTTCTTCATAATCCATAGTGATGGTTGGTTCATCCCAATAGGTAATGATGTTTTCGGCCTCATTAAATGCCAGCATATAATGCATTGCTGTTAGATAGGACTGAACGTCACAAATCATAATCTCCACATTATTTCCAACGCTATTATTTACTTTAAAAATTCCACCCGATTTCCGATGTTTTACAAAATCAATCGCAGAGAAATAATGGAGACGGATATCTGATGCGGTCTCACATCCAAAAGCGAAGGCTACTTTTTTCTCCATGGAAATTGCGGATTTTGCAAGTGCGAGTCCGATATGTCTAGCAACACAAACAAATATGACACGATATTGATTTGAAAGACCAATTGGTGATAATGTTTTACCAGTGCCGGTCGGTGCTGTATATAAAATAAGCTTGGGTACATTTTGGTTCGTAGTCATCTCGGCATTATTCTTCAAAATAGTAAACAACTCTTTTTGGTGGGGAAAGAGAGTTTGATTCTCATATTTTAATAAATATTTGTTTTTTTCAATAAATTCGTAGGCATTGGTAATGATTTCGCTTATTTTTGTAAACGAATTGGCATATTCAGTGCATGTGTTTATAAATGACATTACGTATTGATTTAAATTACGAATTGACGCACGTTTCAGATGCTGAATCGTATACAAATAAAACGCATATTTCTGTTTTTTTTTTATAATTTGTTTCATTAACTCCTTCGTCAGGTCTAATAATAAGAATTCAAATATATATTGTTTATTTGTTTGAATATTTGTCTCTAAATTTTGAATACGAATTGAATCACCACTTTTCAGGGTTTTTAATTCGGCACCGGCTAACCCCCTTCCAGATAGTGTTGCAGAAAAGCCATGTATCGGAGTTTCTTTGCAATATTTATCAACAATTTCTTGGACATGAGAATCAAAATATTTTTTATAAAGGAAATACTCTGTTTCTGGCGTTTGTTCTATTTTTATAAAAGAGAACATTGATTGGGTATCGTTAGTTTCGATATTCACATCATCATATCCTCGTATAATCATATCCAATATTTTCTTTTCTCTATCAGAGATGGGAACCTCAATCGTTTCCCATTCCTTCTTTGATAGTTTATTCTGAGTCAAATCCATTGTCGTTTTCGGCGTTTTTATTGATTCTATTATTTAAAAAATAGTAAATCAATTTTTTTATGAAGATATATATATGTTGGGTGGAAGCATCGCTAAAAACGACGTTTTTAAAAAAATAATTAGTATTGGATATGAATTGGAAACAGCAAGTCTAGCTAAATTCACAAAAGTATTCGAAAATGCAGAAGGACCATTAGATGATGACGTCTTATTGAATACTGATACCGCGGGCCCAAATTTGGAAGAAGTGCTGAGTTATTCATCTGAACGAGATGGCGAATTGTTTTTTAATCGAAAAGATGAATTATTATTAGTAGATTCCTATACAACAGCTAGTTTGAATCAAGGTAAAAAAACAGTAGATAGAAATGTAAAATTTTGGATTGCAAATGACATAACGTCAAGTTTATTTTCAAACTATTTGAATCGCTTATGTTTAGAAAGTGAAGAGAAAGAAAGCGACGCAAAAACCCTTGCTGATAAAAAAAATAACTTATATACAATCGAAACAGGAAAAGGCGAAATATATAAATTACATTTTGAAACGTTGGTACCAAAAGAATGTGGATTATTTGCTGACGTAGAATGGATTTTTACATACTATAAACCTAAACGGGGTGATAATTTGATTATTGATACATTTGTCAATGTAATGAAAAACTTGTTATTACACTTAGATAGTCTTGAACTACACCCCTGCAAATTAGTTGCTCACTTGAATGAAGACGATTCCACTGCAGACACCGTTTTGGTAAGAAAACCAGAGCAACGTTCTTTGTTTTATTTGCCAGATACTAATATGTATTATTTACAAACGCAATATGTAGACGAATTGTTAGTTGTAAATGATATATGTATTACTCCACAAATGACATTTTCAGTTCATATTAAAGATTTGATAGACGTATTCAAAGAGATAATTGCGTTTAATGGATTAGAAACCGAAAGTTTGCGTGATTCAAAAACGATTTCTGAGAATCGATATACTACTATTGTTAATATAGAAAAATGTATTGATGAATTAATAATTGAATATAATAAAAATAATTCCCACAAGTTTTTAGATAAGAAGGAGGAGATTCAAATTATTAAAAACTATTTGTTTATGATTTTATATAAAATATATATTTATCTTAATGTTTATCTGGTGAATAAAAAGGCAAACGCTTCTTATAAAAAATATTTGAAAGATTCTTTATATTTTAATTCACGTCATGCAAATTATGATTTGTATATTGAAATGCGTAAATGTATATCCGAATATTTTTTAGGTGAGTTAGGAAATGAACGCATTCATGATATAATATGTAAACTGGTAATCCAAGAAAACGTATTGGAAAAATATTTAATTAATGATAGTAAAAACGTTCGTAAAAAGGCGTTCTCTATAGATAAAAAATATGAATTAGAGCCAACAAATCGCAACTACGGAAATCCAGAATATTCACTATTGTCTTATTTTCAATTCTTTGAAAGACCAAGTCAACATGAAGATAATTATGACGGGGATGGCGAATTGATGCACGATTGGTTTCGATCTAAAAGACTCGACGTTTTTTCAACGCAGATGGATGTTAAAAAAAACATTGTTCTTGCTGAAGTACGAATGTTTCAAAGACTATTATCCAACTATCTCATTTCAATGAACGACGACACTTTGTTAGAAACAATGACAAATGGAGCATGTAATCGTATAATGCGAAATTCATCTCCGACCATTTCACAATTTTCGATTGCTACCTTACGGCGGTTTGTTGAACTTTATGATAAGGCTTCTATAAAACCTAGGAAAACTGAAAAGGCAAAACGACTTAAGAAAACAGTATTGGTTTCGCATTCTACACGAAAAAGGTGTCCTAATGGTTCAAGAAAAAACAAATTAGGACAATGTATAAAATATTTACACCGATGAACATTAAATTAATTTATCGGTTACGTTACACTTAAATATCTACTGAGACGCCCAAGTGGGGGTCCTATTTTTAATATTCAAGGGTGTAAAAAAATAAATAAAAAGTTGGATGAAAAATTGAATCTAAAAAGAAACATATAAGTATAATAAAAAACTATCAACAATCAACAATGAATTTTTATTCTGATAAATTAAAAAACAATATTATCGATACCGAACCAATCGATAATATTCTAGAGGCCCTGGAAGATTTTCAGGTGCATTGCCGATATGTGATTGTAAGATATTCCATGGGTTCTCTATCCCATAAATATTCCTTGAATCTTTTGAAGGATGATAAAAATATTGTTGCATTTCATTGTTTAGATAATGTATTTGACATGGCAAATTGTCCATCAATATTGATTTATAGAAAACAAAAACTAATATCCGAGATTCATTATTATATTTTATTTGCCTGTACAAAACGTAACTTTCGTGGTCAGGGTTATGCGTCAAAATTATTGACAGGATTTATAGAAAGAATAAAAGAAGAAAATGGTACCAAAGATGAAAATGGAGCCGAGGAAGGAATTGACCAGGTGGCTAAAAAAAAAATAAGGATTGTTTTGAGTTCGGTTGAAAGTGCAGTAGTGTTTTATGAAGAATTTGGGTTTCGGTGGACACGGGAATCTTTATTGGATTATCCGTTTTTGATGAGACATGAAAAATATAATAAAAAACATGAATATTTTATTTTAGAATATATTGTTACTGTCTAATCATTTACGTACAATATCTTGGTTCACTAAAAACCAATCGATTGTATCTGATATTCCATTTTCGATAGGAAAAAAATCGAATTCAGGAAAAAAACTCATTAACTTCTTATTGCTTGCAGTTTTTTTGTATTGACCGTCTGAAAAAGACGAATCGAATACCATTTTGTCTTGATAATCGAATTTTTTTGCAATCAAATTAGCTACTTCGCCGATAGATATTTCATCCTCTTCGGGTACGGATAAAATAATAGGACCAATTGCACCCATTGCACCCATTTTACTATTTGGATCCTCATTACCAATAAATAAAATAGACAATATCAGTTTCGCCAAATCATGTGAATATATAAACTGGCGTAATGGGGTTCCACTACCGCGTACCACAAAGTTCTCATTATTCAGTTTTGCAAGAAAGCATTTATGAATGAGTGCTGGTAGGACATGTGCGTCTTCTAGATGAAAATTATCGTATGGTCCATATATGTTCGTAGGAATAACACAGACATAATTGGTTCCCTTGGATTCGTTGTAGATTCTACATTGAACTTCTAACATCCGCTTGGCATATGCATAGGCGTCATTAGAAAAATGTGGCGGTCCATCATGAAGCATTGTTTCATCTATTAGGCACTGCTCTGCCGTTTTAGGTTTATCGGGAAAAATACATGTAGATAAACAGGCGATCATATTTTTTACACCAGATTCATACGCATATTTTATGACGTTGTTATTGATAGCTAAATTGTTTTCAAACATTGCTATTTTTTGGTTCATATTTTTATAAAGACCGCCAACGCATGCTGCTAAATGAATTACATGCGTTGGTTTATGTTTTTCAAACATGGCTTTTGTCTCTTGACTACTTGTTAAATCGTAGTCTTTTGATGAGATAGATACAATTGAATAAGTATTATTATTTTGATAAATTGCTGATTCTTTCCAAATATGGTTTATGGCATTTCCGACAAGTCCTGATCCACCAGTTACTAAAATGATTGGTTTTGACATAATATATTTTTTATGATATTATGTCATTATATATTTTTTGATCGGTACAATTAGTATTTCTCACAATTTCCCGTCTTGGGATTTTTACGTGATCCATTTGGACAACGGCTTCTTTTGGAGTTAAGACTTATTTTTACCGTTTTTTTCTCTTTTTTCTCTTTTTTTTGTGATCTTCCTTTCAAGCATTTAAACTGCTCATTACGTGCATAACCCTCCTTACATACTTTTACACAACGAGTCGTTTTAGGATTCATTTCCTTGCCTTCAGGACATTGGGGTGGGTCCATTTCTCCAAATAAATCTAGAGCACGAGTTTTTTTGGAAACTTTCGGCAGTTTTACGAGAACAGGCTTATCTTTTTTAGCTACATGAGCATCTTTATCCATAATTGTATGATTTACTATCTTCTTATGATGTTTTTCAAGAATTCCACTATTTTCTAACAACTGTTCAAATTTTACAATTGATACGTCAATCGAACTTCTCGCGGTTAGCCACGGACTAATCATTTCATATAGGCATGCTCGAAATTTCCACACAAATTCTTTGTGCTTTTCACCACCAAATTCTAAAAACTTGGACGCATTACTTAACCAAAACAATAACGTGAATGCTAATCCATAACTATCTATCGTATCAACACACTTATTCGCAAACATATTGTATGATAATGGATTATCAACATCGCCAATGTCTTCTACAAAAAATAAACTATATAGTTGCATTAAATGAAGATAAATTGCCTTGGTTGGTCGATTAGTATGACTATTTTCACTGTTGGTGTCGCCCATAATATACATTAAAAAAAAGGCTATATGCCCGCCTTCGTGAGAATTTTGGTTTTCAATTATTTTTTTTTTGGCAGCAAAATTTGCCACTTGGTTCGGTTTTTTTTGTAATATTTCGAAATTGTCCTTTTGTAAATATTCGATTTCCCATGGAAAATTAAACCACATTTTTGTTCCAGTATAATAATCATTTTTCGCTGCTCTCGATAAAATCATTTTTTTTGACTTCATAAATCCAAAATCAATAATATTTAACCGATTCTTTTCCGCATTATAAACGAAATTGTGTGGTTTCAAATCATGATGTACGATCTTTTTTTTCCCGAATTCACGTATACCATCAAACATACGCAAACATTCTAATAAAAATAACTCACTATTTCTCAATGATTCGGCGTTCACGTTCCACTTTTTCATCGTCGCTGCATATTGGAGTATATTCATTCCACCATCCTCCATAATGATTAATTGAGAACTTGGTAATTGTAAATCTTGCATTAATTTACATTTCTTTGCCGCATCAATATTTGATTTTAGTTCATAGTCCATATTGCAATTTTCTGGAACCCCTAAATAGTAATTGTTTTTGGGGTCCGCCCTCTTTACCTTGGTATATTCTTTTAATTCTAAGTTGGCTTCTTTTTTATTCATTAACTTGGAGGTTTTGTTTTTGTAAGATATTCCTGGTTTATTTTTGCATTTTAGACTAGGTCTATGAACACATCCATATGTACCTTCTCCTATAATTCGAGGAGTTTCTTGGGCCATATGTTTTACGTTTATTTATATTCTATTGATAAAAATATTTCATATCATCAAATACACCGATGCATTTGTTTGATTTTTGCGTAAAATCCATATAAACGTTGGATGACCTTATATTATTAGAAATCAACCATTTATATACTTGTGCCTATGTTTCACGGGTTTTTTACTACGAATTATAAAAAAATTATGTTTGAAGATATGCAATTTGCCATACGGAATCCTGATAAATTTATTATTATTAATACAATGTCTATTTCGGAACAGGAATGTCTAATAAAACATACTATTCCACCTAACTTGGAAGAAAAATATATCAACGATTTGATTAGCTCTTTTGATTTACATAGTAAAAAATTCTTTCTTTATGGAAAGAACGCAAATGATGAGACGGTAGAAAAAAAATATAAGCAATTAGCTGGGCTGGGATTTACGGAAATCTATCTGTATGGGGGTGGGATGTTTGAATGGATGCTTTTACAAGATATCTATGGAAAAGAGGAATTCCCGACAACCTCTCGTGTTCTCGATATTTTGAAATTTCGTCCTGTGAGAACATTTGGCGGGCACTATTTAGAACGTTGATAGTTTTGTTTTTGTTTTTGTTTATTTTTATCAATATAATATAACCTGGATTTTATTATTATATTATGTTTGAGAACATCTATAGAAAATTTGCTTCCGCTATTTATGCCGTTTTATTTGTGGTATTTATTTGGTTAGTTTATATAATTTATCTTCATCTAACCAAACAGAATTATGGGCAAGCAGAATATGAAATAATTTCAAAGCCACGTGCGAATATTAAGTATTTAGATGGAATTGATATAATTTATTGGATAAACTTGGATAGGTCGACTGACCGTCAAATTTTGATGAAACAACTGCTTCAAGATGACGAATTTAATGGTATACCTATTGAACGTGTTTCGGCAGTAGATGGTAAAAAACCTGACTTGGTATATCCACGTTTACAAATAATGTATAAACAAAAAAATGATTATGAATATGCCTGTATGCTTTCTCATTTGGATACAATTCGAAAATTTTCGAGAACAAATTTGCCTGTTGCTCTTATTTTGGAAGATGACGTAACGTTAGAATTTAAAAAGTATTGGCGTAAATCGGTTCGCGAAATTATGACAAACGCACCACCCGACTGGGAGATTATACAATTATGCTATAATACACCTAATAATATAAACTCGTTTCGCTTATATGAACGTAATTTATATAATAAAACAGTCTGTGCCGCGGCGTATTTAATTAAAAATAGTGCAGCAAAACGATTGATTGGTGAAATATTAGAGAACGGAAAATATAATTTGGAAAGTTATATTATTCATCATGCGGATTGTTATATTTTTAATAAGACAGTTACCTATACATATAAATATCCACTTTTTATTTATCGTACCGGAAATGATTCGTTATTGCATCCACAAGATTTAAAAGACCACGAGCGTTCAAAAAAGCAAATCGAGAACATGTATTCTAATTTGACTTTATAGGTGTAATTATGATAATTCTAATAAATTAGACACTTTTTGCTTTATTTTTTCCAAATTGAATTCGTCTGGAAGTTTTCCATCTTTAAAAAAAGCACGTTCATACATCATTTTATAAGATGCTTCATCATTATCTAGTTGTTTTATTTTACTTATCAATTCATTTAATTGATTCGGCGTATAATTAGGTGGCAAATATAAAATTGCATCCATATTCACATAATTTTCCACTTCTGGACATCCCCAATAAATAGGTATAGCACCACTATAATATGCATTAATTAATTTTTCTGTCAAATAGTTTGGTATGCTTTTGTTTTCAAAACATATCATAAATTTGTAATCTGAAATAAAATCAAAATATGCTGAGCTGTTATGATTATCAGGACATTGTTTATCTATGTTATTCATAAAACTGCCACATGAATCAACTTTTTTGTATTTTGATAACTCCGTAAACATTTCGTTGCGTTGGTTACAAGACCCATTACTTACTGAAAATAAACAAAATTTGTTTTTTTTATTTTTATCTAGTGTTCTACGGGTCAATAGTTTATTTATGTCTAATTCATTGTACAATATATGTTGATAAGCATGCGGAAATAAAATTGTATTTTTATTTTTATCTCCAGTAATAAAATTTATATCAAATAAAGCAGGGTCTTTAAAACTACTTTCTCCACTATATTGGACATACAAGCAATTTTCTTCTTTTTGTTTTTGAAAATCCGGTTCTCCAAATACCGAATATATTTTGATACTATCAAACTTTACATCTTCAAATAATTTACCAAAAATGGCTTCGGATTTTTCATCCTTATCATACCACCAATTGCGTAATTCTACTTTATTAGAAAAATGTTCTGTTTTTTTCAACTCTAAATAAAAAATTATTAACAGAAATGATAAGATTAATAATAATAAAACTACTAAAATAAAATTACTTCTTTTCATATACTATAAATGATAAATTATTTGATATCATTTGTTCTCATAATCATATCAATTTATTTTTTATTTTATCATCTTATTAAACAAAAAGAACCTTTTAGTGATGACATTTCATTTGACATTTACGCAATAAGCTTAGGTCATGCAGATCGTATAAAAAATATTGAAGAACAAAAAGTAAAAATGGATAAAACCGTCAATATTGAAATATTTAATGCAGTAAAAGGAGATCAATTAAAAATAGATGAACTTATTGAAAAAAACATTTTAAAAAAAGAACATTATTTTAATGCAAATGAAAAAATTAAAAAAAGAGAACTAGGATGTTATTTTAGTCATTGTCAAATTTATGATAAAATAAAAACCGACGGGAAAACGGGATACACAATCATTTTTGAAGATGATTTTATGATAAAAGAAGATGGCCTGATGGATAAAATTAAAAACGCTATATTAAAATTACACAATCTAGACAAGGATTTTGATATAATTTATTTGGGTAATACTCATAACAATCACGGAGAAAAAATAATTGATAATTTGTATTATGTCGATAATAATGTTGATTTATATGGAATGCATGCATATATAGTTAATAATTCTAAAATATATAATTTGATTAATAATACCAAACCTATATTCGAACCGATTGATTGCCAATTGTTTGATTTATCAAAATCAAAAAAAATAAATATAGTTGTTTTTTTTCCAACCTTGGTTGTTCAAGGTGGTGTACAAAATAGTACTATTAATGATTTAAGCATAGAAAACTTTTCTGATAAATATTCAAGGGTGTAATTAATTTATTAAATTCTAGCTTATGTATCTTTACAAAATATCTCCATAAATAGTATATATGTCCCATCAATATAGAGAAACACACGAGAAAATCAAAGATTTTGTAAATAAAAAAGCTGCCGTACATAGAGGTAAATTTAACAGTAAAACCGCGGAATGGAGAGGACCTACGTCTGAAATTCCTATGATTATTTTTCAGTCGTGGCATTCTCAACATTTACCTCCAAAGATGTATCATTGCGTTGAAAAGTTAAAGAGCGATAATCCAGAATTCCTTTATTTTTTATTTGATGACGCAGCTTGTCGAGAACTTATTAAAACTCATTTCCATAAATCAGTGGTAGATGCATTTGACAAATTGATTCCCGGACAATATAAATGTGATTTATGGAAATATTGCGTTTTATATGTTTATGGCGGAGTTTATTTAGATATGAAATATCAATGTGTCAATGGATTTCGATTTAAAGATGTGATAAACAGAGAACATTTTGTTCTAGAACGTCCTGGGTTTTGGTCACCAAGCACCTATGGAATTTATAACGGAATGATGATTTGTAAACCGGAAAACCCGCTAATGATGCGGTGTATTCGAGCAATCGTACATAATGTCAAAACCAGAAATATGGGATTTGGATCGCTTTATCCTACAGGTCCGGGTTTAGTAGGTTCTCTTTATTTCGGAAATATTAATAAACATGTTGGAAAAATTCACGACTTTGATTTCTTTTTTCGGCCAGATGCGGATGACCAAATTGTCTGCAATAATGTTGTTGTTTTAAAAGGATATCCCGAGTATCGATCAGAACAACGTAGAATGCAAAAGACGCCACATTATACGATTTTATGGGAGAAAAAAACGATTTACCATTAATCAAAAAAATTGAATCACAGTTTGTTGTAATGTTTTAAAATACATTACAACAACAATCACAATGTCGGGACCGGTAATCGTAATTTCTATTGAGGGGAACATTGGTTCCGGGAAATCGACCATCTTGGATAAACTCGAGAAGTATATTGGGTCGGAACATTGGCAAGGTCAAGTTGCCTTTTTGAGAGAGCCCGTTGATATTTGGGAACGTATTAAGGATAAGAAAACTGGTGAAAATATTTTAGAAAAGTTTTATGGAGACCAAGAAAAGTATGCCTTTCCATTCCAAGTCATGGCATATGCATCTAGACTATCTATGATTAGTAATGCGAAAACCACTGGTTATAAACGTGTCATTGTTTGCGAACGTTCACTAGATGCGGATAAGCATATTTTTGCGAAAATGTTGTATGATGAGGGCAAAATTGATGATGTTTGTTATCAAATCTATAACTACTTTTACGAACATTATGCGTCCAGTTTTAAATTAGATGGCGTGGTTTATATTGATGCGGATGCGGAGGTATGTTTTGACCGAATTGGTAAGCGTGCACGCAGTGGGGAGTCTGATATTTCTTTAGAGTATCTACAAAAATGCAAATCGTATCACCACGAATGGTTATCTGGAACCAAGACTCCCGTTTTGAATATCAATGCGAATGTCGATGTTGCTTACAACAAAAATGACCCGCGAGATATCGGGAATGAATGGTTAGCTCGTATTAAAGAGTTTATTGATGAATTATTGAAAGAGAGCGATGACCACGAAGAATGGAAACGTAGATAACTTGTCTCATTAGAAAAATTGATTTAAATATATTTTTTTAATGAAACCTATATATAATTCACATTTATGAAAAAAACGTATCGTCTTCGAATACGCCAAAATACATTTACGCCAAGCAATCTCTTACAAAAAGAAATTACCTATGTTGATTTATTCTGCGGACTAGGTGCGTTTCACAGTGCTTTTGATTCTGTTTCTACAGAACAAAAAAAATATAAATGTGTATTTGCATGTGATATCGACGAGAACGTACGGAAACTATATGAAGCAAATTATGGTATTAAACCCGTGGGGGATATTAATGCGATTGATATTTCGAAACTGCCTGCATTTGATATATTGTGTGCGGGATTCCCTTGCCAACCGTATAGCATATCTGGTAACAAAAACGGATTCGATGATGAAAAACGCGGCAATTTATTCTTTTCCATTTTGAAAATTGTAGATGGAAAAACACCCAATACGATTATTTTAGAGAACGTGAAAAATTTACATACTATTCATGGCGGAGCCGTATTTGCCACCATAAAATCAGAATTAGAAAAACGCGGATATTTTGTTTCTTATAAAATTATAAATTCCAAGTTTTACAATTGCCCGCAGGCTAGGCAGCGTATATTTATAGTTGGTCAAAAGTCGGCACCCTATGAATTTTTGGTGGATCCATCTAATGAAATTACTGCGGTTTCTACAATTTTGGACAATTCAGAGACACGATTTTTAGATTATTATGGCAAATATAGATTAGAAGCAGTAGGAGCAGTAGGAGGCGATGTGGTTAGAGAAGATTCATGTAGAATGCTTTATAAAGTAATAAATAAAGTATCTGGGAAGGGTGGGCGTCAGGGCGAACGAGTTTATTCGATTGATTCGTGTGGTCCGACAATCTGTGCGTCTTCGGGTGGACCTGGTGCAAAAACTGGTCTTTATTATATTGATAATAAAGTACGGCGATTAAATGCGAAAGAGGGGTTGAAGATGTTTGGATACAGCGACGAATATAAGTGGACTAATATTGTGAAAGAAGAGGATATGCTATTTTATTTGGGGAATAGCATTGTTGTCAACGTTGCCAAGGCAGTTGTTTCAAATTTGTAAAACATAAAAAAAGAAAAAACATTAGCTACATTAGCAGGGAACCTACGGTTCCCTAGATGTCAGCAATGCCGACATAACGTGGAGCCCGCGTTGCGGGCTCTGACCCTGCGACCCCTCCCTTTTTCTTTGGAAAAATATTTATAAACCCTTGAAGATTTACACCCTTTAAGGGAAACGTTGCCGATAAAGGATGCATCAGGTTTTTTAAAAATCAACTACCACCTTGTCCTTAATGGCTCGGAGGAAAGTCGGCACAATCTTGAATTGGCACTGGTTGGCCGATGGCTTCCCTCCGTCTCCGCCTTTTCGCTGAAAGGTGAACCCGTTGCCAAAGTCAATGACAGTGCCCTTAGGTCGAATGCTGACCTTTCCTGACATGAAGAACTCGATCGCATCGATCATTTTTACAAAGAAGAGCTGCTTCCTTGTATTGGTCGCATCAAAGACACTCACACTAAGAAGCTCTGGCTTTGCAACATCCTTCCCCTGTAGGAACCGCTCGAAAATAGCCCGCTTGTTTGTTTCAAGTAGGGTGGTCAAATTGTCCAGCTCTGCCTGGCTATAGTTCTGTGTGCTAAGTTTTTTGAGCTGTCCATCAGCATCCTTCTCACACATCGCTTTCAGTATATCTCCGATTTGAGCCAATGCGGGAATGTCTTCGATCACGAGAGAGACATTGTGCCGGGCCACCTGCTGGAACTGCTTTTCCTTGGTCTTTTTGTGTGAGCTGCCGACCCCACACACGTGAAAGTCGGACTTGATTTTCCCGTTTTTTTCCAGAGTGGCATTAGAGACATTGTGGGTATCTATGGCTCCTTGTAAAAGAGTAGCGATATCGTGACGCATGGACAAACTTCCATTCAACATGTCCACGATGTTTTGCTCCTCCTGGAGTCCGTTTTTGGCCGTGCTACTGCCACTGCTTTTGCAGCTAGATTCTTGCAAAGACATTTTGCTGGGGAAATTAAAGCCACTCGGGTTTGGGTTCTGTTTTTGTTATAAGATAATATATAACAAAAAGCTATCAATTTTTTACGATTTTGACTGTTTTATGTTCTCAATTAAATTTTACTACTATCTTGACTGTTTCTTTTTTAATACATTTACATGCACTCACCGATAACTCTTCACGCTTCTTTCGCGTTTTTGTATTGTCAGATTGACCAATTGGTTCTGAAGAATCAGTATCCGTTGGACTACGGCGTTTTGATGTACTATTCCGCCCATTCATATCGTTTTCGATGGCACTATAATTCGACTCTATAAAATCAACTATCTTATTCTCGATTGCCCATTTGAAAAAATTAAGCTGTCCTATCGTCGTCTCCATATATTTTTCATCATCATATGGAATGCTTATGCGTTCCCACCTACAAAAAGGGTCAAAATTTCGCTTACTATATGCTTTTAATTTAAGTTTATAATCATTATACACTTTGAAACGAATAATGTCTTGGTTCGTTCCACGCTGCGTATTCAAATCATATACTGTATAATATTTCTTAGCAAAATTTGTTACAAACCAATCCACGATCCGAAGAGAGATTTTTGATTCTCCATTAATAATCGACATCATTTTTTTGAGATTCGTGCGTCTATTCTCTTGGCGTGATCCCGGCTTTGTCGTATCTTGCGTAGTAGACTGGTCGTAAAATTCCATGAGATTTTTCATTAAAAGTCCATTTTGTGTAGTTAATGTAGATGCACAATAAAGTGACATGTTGTTTTTTATAATATACAGTAGATTCATTGTTTATGCAGTTTTTCCGTAAAATGTATTTTTTCAAATATAAAAAATAATATCAGTAATTCATCTACAAAATTCTTTTTGTTTTATGCTAATATATAAGGGGAGCCTTCAATCATTTCACCCTTTTCAGGCTGGTCGTTTCCTGATTTTGCCCAATCAGGCATTTTTTTAAGGCTCCATTGTACTTCAGACGTTAAAACATACCAATTGTGTGAGTTATTGCGTACAGTGTTATTGAAGCCTTGGTTAGACCGAATCAATACTTCATGATTCCAACCTTTTCTGCCATGTTTATTCGCATTCTCGATTTCAGCCTCGACCGTTTCTCTTTTTTTATCGGTCTTAGATTTGTCTAAAATATATTTCTGGATTGCCTTCTTTGCACGTTTCACAGAAGCTTCAGTAGAAGTAGGTAATTTGCTTTTGCCTTTGCCAGAACCACCCATGGTCATTGTTTTGTTCATTCTACGCGTTCTTCGTCTTTTACCGCCTAATTTTGCAGTAGCGTTACTAAAAAGTTTTTGAACTCCACTAATAAATGTGGTCATCAATCAATTTTTTATATATATATGTGATAAAAAAATATAAAAATTTTTAGTATTGGAAACGTGGTATTTTTAGAACGCAACATAATGAGCTAATATTTCTAAATCCAGTTTGAATGAAGGGGACCAATCCTCGCCGCAGAACATTTCTGGGTCTTGTTTGTAGGTTTTGACGCCATTTTCTTTATATTCTAAAGTTGTCCAGATGGGAGGGTGGAAAGGATAATCTGTTGGCAGGACAATAGAATATTTAGCTTGTTTTGATTCAAATAAGAAGGAATAAATGTGATTGTTTACGTCTCTTGGTAAATTGATAATGTTATTTTTTAACAAGTCGTATTCGCGGTATTGTTTTTTTATCGATAGAGTAAATTTTCGGATATTTGTGTCATCCCTTTCTAAACATATGGTTTGGACTTTGTTGAGCGTGTTCTCTAAATTGTAATACTCGTGCATTTTGTCAAGGTGGCATCCTATATGCCGTAGGTGGGAGAATAATTTTTGCAGATATCTGTTCAAATTAATAACCTGATTATGCTCAAGCTGGTCCATTTTTACACGCGTAAAGTTTTTGATTATAATTTTGTTTGTATTTTTGTTGTTGAATCAATTTTTTACGCTGATAATTTACTTCCGAGACTTTTATAAAAAAATATATTTAGATTCTATTGTTTTTTGAAAACAAAAACGTATTTATATCTCTTAACACTGTGGATAAATCAAATGAAGGCGTATTTGGATTGTATCTTATCATTTTATTTCCTAGAGAAATAATATAGTCTTCTCTAATTTTTTCTTTTATTGAGTCTCTATCATCATGATTGTTTTCATCACATTCAATAACTAATTTATAATCAACAAAATATAAATCAACCCTATATTTTCCAAACTTATATTGACGTTTTACAGTCAAAACCCCATTAAATGAATTTTCTATAAATCCTATTGTTTGATTTTCAATACACATGCCGACGTTAATCATTTTTAAATTATCACTCATGTTGACTATATATCTGTTTCTTAAATTGAATGAATTTTTAAATAATTCAAATGCTTTTTCGTTCAATTTAAATACCTCTTTATTATGTCCACCATGTTTTGGCGTATCATTGTTTTCTGAGTTGAATTTTTCAACTATAAAATGAATATTTTCTCTGTAATTTTTTTTTAAATGTCTTGCTAAAATGTGTTTATGTGGAGATAAATACAACAATTCTTCTAAATTCCTTGTAAAATCGCTCATATTATAAAGAAATATAATTTAAATTTCTAATCAATTTTTTATAACTATAAAAACTAAAACGTTCTTTTGAAAAAATTGAATAACTTTATTTTTACCGTTTTATGCCATATTATCATAAAAATATGATAAAATGTGAAAAGTTGGAATGTAATTTTAAACAAAGTGATCAAAACAAATATTGCGGAAAGCATCAACTGTGTATTTTTGAAGATGAAACCAAATATTTGAATAAAAAAGTTTGTTCCAATTATATTCGTGGATGTAGAGCACAACTTGAGTCAGATTATACGCGTGCAAGGTGTCATGAATGCCTAGAAAAAGAAAGGAATAGAGACAAAAGCAAAAGAAGTGCGATTTTTGAAAAAAACAATGCAAATAATATAGTTGGGTTTTCAACAAAATTTTGCACAACTTGTTGTAAAGAGTTATCAGTTGATAATTTTATTGGAGAATTATCACTAATTACCAAAACATGTAAAGTTTGTAGGAGTGAAAACAAATTACAAGATTCTAAACGAAACAGAGAACATCGTAATTTTACGGTTAGAAATAATATAATTCCCCAATTTCGTACATATATTAAGGGTGCACATGAAAGAAATTTACAATTTAATCTGACAATTAAGGAATATGCGAATTGTGTAAAAAAGCCTTGTTATTACTGCGGAACTATACAGGAACGCGGGTTTAATGGGTTAGACAGAAAAGATTCATCTATTGGTTATTCTATAGAAAATTGTGAGAGTTGCTGTCAAATATGTAATTATATGAAAGGGCCACTAAGTGTTGGTGTGTTTATAAAACGAATTGAACATATATTGACCTATCAGAAAATAATAAATGGATTGTTTTATCCAGAATATTTTCCAAATCATAAAAAATGCAATTATTGCCAGTATAAAACTAGAGCAATCAAAAACAATTTAGAATTTTCAATAACAACTTGTGACTTTGATAATATAACAGCAGATTCTTGCTATATTTGTGGAAAAGAAAACACTAAACTCCATGAAAATGGTATAGATAGAATAAATAGTAAGAAAGGATACTCCACAGACAACGCGAAAGCTTGCTGTGCGGAATGTAATTATATGAAAATAGATTATGATTTTGACGACATGATTCATAAATTTGTAGAAATTTACAATATTCATAAAACGTCTAGCTTTGAAAATGAATTAATAAGAACGAATAGATTCAACTAGATCAGTTATAAATATGAAATTATTGTCATATTTATATTTTTTTATAATGATTTTTAATATTTTTTGTTACCATATACGCAGACAAATATAAATGTCTAATTTGAATATGCTACACCAGCCTGGTGTGTTCTCCTAAGTTTCCCTAGGAGCCGGACTGTATCTTAACCCGATTCTGGCTGCTTAGGCCTTCATTATCGAGCGACTACCGTTCAGTCTCTGACGGCCAACCTTTGACTAGCGTGTAACTTAGCGTCTTTAGGTTGTAACCATGCGGATTGCCCAATCTTCAACATTATTACTATACCGGAGTTCTGTTCTCCGCCATATACTGGTTTCCCAAGTATACTTAGTAGTTGAAGCTCTAAGGG